TTAAGCAAAAATATTTTTCAAGCTAGATACAATTTTTACACAAGCTTCTTCGTGTTCTGGCTTAACCCATTTAGAACCTTTATTTGTACCAAGCATTACAGTACCAGTTCTTTCAGGAACAATTTTAGATTTTACTTTGCAAACACCAGGAATTGTAACTTCTCCACCTGCTTTTACTTCGTTTGCAACAACTTTTGCCTGTGCATCTAAAATCTCTGCTAAATCTTTCTGTGGGATGTTAATAGATACTTCTTCCTGAATTCCTTTAATAAGTTCTGCTTTTGTCATAATAATTTTTCTCCTTTTTCTTCCTTAATATTTTAATTTTTATAATACAAAAAGAGGGTAGTAGCAATATAGTCTACTCCCTCGTAGCAATTTCTGGATAATTGCGAACCTCTGATGTATGTATGTCAGTATCCTTCCTCGCTGTGTTTATTCTCCTGTAGGAATAGAGGAGATTTAACCGAAGTTATTCTCGTTTATTAATGCCAGTCGAGTTCTGGTCTATAATTTTCGGTTGTAGCTCGCCCTGTGTCATCACAAATTTGACTACATTTAATGAACCATCCCATGCACTCGTCAACCGAAGAAATTAGTAATTCATCAATATACAATTGTTCGTCAAGTATCAAAAAATAGTTGACTGGTTATGAACCTGTAGCCTCTATCTGATTGATTTCTCTTTCAGAATACTTAATTCAAAATAATTTTATATGTCTCTGTATGTCCAAATAATTTGTCAAAACCATAAACCTTGACACAAGCCTTACTTCCTTTACATAACTTATCACTATACGGATCAGAACCAACAAAAGATGGACTGATAAGAACTTCTGCATCACCAAGTATTCCCTCATGAGATGGAATTTCCTTGCCAGAATGATAGTGTCCTAAAAGCACTGTATCATAGAACTTTTTATGTAAAATACTTATGTCTTTAATAGCATTTTCAATATTTTTCAATTGATGACCATGCATAGCAATAATTTCGTTACCAGGTATATAAACTTCTATAAAGTCATTACCTTCTTTTGCTAAATGAACAGCAATTCTCTCATTATTTGCACATAAATCTTTAATGTAATTGCCCATTAAATATTCCAAATCTTCATCTGCAAGTTCTGATGCTTTGGCATTTAATACTCTAAGTTGAGTATGATTAGCAGATGGAGTATGATAATATGCAATTTTTGTATATGCAGATAATTCATTAAGCATATTTGCAATTAATCGACAGATTTCCACCGTAGCCTTTACAATTGAACTGTCGTTAATTTTCAAGTCACTAAGTCTCAAAACGCCTTGGATTAGATCACCTAACGAAACAATTGTTAATGTTGTAATATGCTTATCTTGTACAAAATGGATCAATCTGTAAGTTAAATATTCAAATCGTCTTTTTGCTTCCTCTGGTGAATATTCGTTATTGACACTGCAATAAGTAGCTCCATAATGGACATCCGCTAACCCCACTAGATAATTAATTTCGTGATGAACATTATCCTCGATTGGATGAAATTCTGGCGGTGTGAGCGATTGAACTACATTACCCACATATTCATAATACATTTCCTGACGTGCTTCAGCTCTGTCAATTCTCGATCTTTCTACATTACTTGTCTGTAATTTGATTCGTTCTTTACGAAGTTCCTGAATCTTTACATCCAGCTCACTATCAGAATTATTCTCTGTTTTATCCAATCCGATCCTATACTTTTCATATTCACTTCTCATCTTACCGCCAAATGGGGTAGAAGAGGACTTACGAATAGTGTCTGAGTTACAATTAATTCCATATTTATCCTTGATTTCTGACCAATCATAGTCATTCTCGCCATCTATTTTTGAATCAATATCTGCGATAATCTTGTCATATGTTTCAAGAGTTAGTCCATATTTTGAAAGTTCTTCTTTGAATTTTTCAATATTAAACAATCAGTCACCAACTCTCTATTCTTCATCAGACGGAACATCCAGCTCCTCATCTGTCTTTAATGCAACAGTAAAATCAATTACCTGATTCTTAAATGATGTAAGCAGATCGGCTACTTTTACTTCCTGCTCCATATCATTTTCATCAGTATATGTAATAGTAGTACAATCCTCTGAGAGTGTACCTGCCTTTACTGTCAACTTATCTGTAGTTGTTCTTGTAAATTTTAATTTACTAGCTGCCATAATTCCTTTTCCTCCATAAAATTAAAAATTCCCACCAGAACGCTTTCTGCCAGGATTATAATACATTTGTTTCGTTTTATTCTGTTTTACTTCAATATACTCACGAATCTTCCTAATATAATTTTCATCATAGCTTAAACGAATATGTGACTCCAAATAATAACATCCACAACGAGTAGGAATTTTATTAGATAACACATTGTCTATAAGCCTATATGACGGGTTAAGATTTGAGAGATGAGTATGCTTTTCTGTATCTTCTTTTCTGCTAATACGATAGCCATTTTCTGTTCTGTCAATATAAAAACCTTTATACTCAATTCGATTTTTCATAGACAAAACATACTTAACATATTTATCTTCAATGTAACGTTTTCTTGCAACACCTTGAGTACGATAGTAGCCGACCTGTTCGCCTCTGCGGTCTACATAACCTCGTTTAGTATTACGAATTACACCTTCAGATAATAATTTTTCAATTTCACTTTTAGAAATCTGTTTGATAATTTTCACTTCCTTTGATTTATTTTCTGCTGAATAGCAGAAGAGAGTGAGCGTGGAGGGATTTGAACCCATCGACAACTCGATTAAAAGTCGAGTGCTCTACCAAACTGAGCTACACACTCAAAGAGAAAATCAGTGACCATACCACAAGAATTGTAGCACAGCCACCGATTATAGAAAGGTAAGGTACAAAATGAATATGTACTTGAAGTGTTTACATTTTATTATTCTCTGTTCTATCAGCTAAGAAAGGCTGATTTCATTGTTTTAGCCTTTCGGCATAGCCCTCAATTAAGAGGGCTTAGTATTTTTTTATAAAACGATCGTTGCTTATTTATATTCCGCATTTGCATATCAAGCGGAGAGGTACTAAGATAAAGAAAAATCCTTTCTCCTCATTATACAACTTAACGAAGTTGTTAAAAATGCACTAAAATCAATGGTTTCGGAACATTAAAATTGTCTAGGTGTCCCTAAAAAACACTATTTTTGAACAAAATTAATAATTTTCCGAGAAACATTTTAGCAAATTTGCACTATTGATATCATATAATGCCTTGATTAAAATAGATTTTCTTTTCTTGATTTTTGATTTTAACTTATACTGATTTTGCTTTTGAGAAATAGAAACACAGAAAGCTCTATCAATCAACCAACTAAATAATCCAATATAATTCTTAGATACATAAACTTTTTTTATATCCTGAATCATATTATCAAAATCCATTTTTAAAAGAAAATAAGAATCTTCATTTTCAGAGCTAATAGTAGAATAATATTTGTTCATATACATTTCTATTATTTCTTCAACTTTTTTACATGTTTTTCTGTTCTTTTCTATCTCAAATTTCTTGAAAAAATATTGGATTGGAATTGTAGATTCATTTGACCTGAATTGGTCGAGTTTTAGATTATAAAGATAATTCATAGGACAAACAAGATTATAATTGATATTTTTTTCTTTAAAATCTCTTCTAATAACTTTCCAGAAAGCAGGATATTTGTTATTTTCAACATCCATATCTTTTTTTATACGCTTTATTTCAGAACCAACATCAACATCAAAAAGACGTTTTGCTGAATCTATAGCGATCTGAGCTAATACACTGAGTATACAAACATAATCTTTATATTTCTGTTCATCAAACGTACAATCATAAGTCTGAGCAAGTTGCGCAAGATTACTTGATTCGCCTATATCTAATTGTGAAGCTGCTAATTTATTATCCAATCTCGCAAAATCTTTCATAGTGCTATCATATACATTTGAATCTTTAGGAATATTATTTACAATGGTTAAATATTTTTCCTTACAATCTTTCGCATGTAATACGATGTCGGCTTGGTTTGTAGTATAAATACTATCACTATCCATGTCGCTACCATTGTTACGGTCTTGAAAATCAGTACCATTCATGTTTACAGCAATAATCTGGTCACAAAATTTAAAATACTTCTTGAATCTATCATTATATACATTATGTAAATACCCAAGATTATACTTTCCATTAAACGGACTTCTAAACTCAGCAAGATATTCATTATCATTAAATCTGGTGGTATAACATTGAGTTGCTAAATCTTCAACAGAAAATGTATCATCTTTATCAACATCACAGGGATTACCGGTCGCACCATACAGCAACATTGCATATGGTGAACCAACTATCACCAAATTATCTGCATTTTGAATTACTTTACCACTCTTGAAATTTAAAACATATGTCATAATAATTGCCTTTTTACGATCCCTGAAATAAGAACTTCTAAGAAAATCTCGATTCTGTTCACATAAAGCAATTAATGCTTCGTAATCGTTTGAAAAGTTAATATTTTTCCTCAAATAATCAAGAAAGAAATCATCATCGGTCTTTAACCTATTGATATATTCAATACTTTCCTTGCATACATTTTCCATAATTTCAACATCAAGAGAATTTACCATCTGGTAACTCATACGCTGCACATTTCCAAGCTTACTTGGATGAGCAGTTTTAACAATACCAAACATACAGTCGTTCTCATAAACTTTATTACACCAATAGTCATATGACACGTCATACTTAATCCATTTCATTGCGTTATCAGTTGTAATAAGTTCTATATCTTTTACATAATGCTCATTTCCCCACATATCTTTTACTGTGGCAGAATAGTAGTCATCACCAAAATAATCACGGAAAAATAATTGAATGTTGCTACAGAAAGCAGCCATTTTACAGAAATGATGTCTAAGAAGAATATAACCATTTCCCCAATTTGGAAAAATAGAAGAGTCGATTAAAGCCTGTCCATCAAATAACGTATTTTTTAATTTATAATCTTTAATAGCTTTCGCAATACAATGTTTATTTTCATCTATTTCAACAGAAATAACATTTGTGTTAAAATACCTATCAACATCTTTTAATACCAAAATATTTTTAGGATTGATTTTAACTTTTCCAACAATTCCGCTACATACGAGAGAAGAGTATGCGCTAATCCCAACAATATCCGCATTATGTTTTGGAAGTTTTATTCCCATTCTAAGATAATTAATTGCCTTGTTATACAATTTATCTCTTATAAACATACAAGTACCTTTTTTTGCTTTACCTGTACTTCTATATAACATTTTATAATGGATAACTTCTGTTTTAATAATATCACCGTTCCTTTTACGAGTAATATATTCTACATTAACTCCATTATTATAAAATTCTTCTCTTATTGTATCTGCTGATAATGAGAAATAATCTGTTTTATGATTAACAGCAAAATTATATAAACTTATTATTTTCTTTTTCTTATTCGTCTGTAGTTCTATTAGTTTTTTACTTCCAGAGCTAATTGCCTTTTTATATTCAATTCTTGCATTTTTTGCTATTTTTCTAATATGAGCTATTTCCTCATCATAAGAACGTGTACCAAAATTAAATTCCAAGCATATTAAGTCTCTCGTAGATTCATCATTCCATACCTTCAATTTGTTCTCACACATAAAGTCTTTAAATAAGCTATTTACGAACATTGCGTCTTTATAATCATAATGATCACGAAGTCCTTTATTATATTCATAAAGAGTTGCAGCTTCAATGTTTTTTATTTTAATTCCAAATTCACTCATCTATAAATAAATCACCACCTTAATCAAATAATTGCTCCAAAAAATTCTTCTTCTGAATCATAACCGCCATAATTAATATTTTCAGCAAATTCTCGTTGCAATAGTGAATTTGCTATCATGTAACAATCTTCTATATTCCCACATTGTATGCAATTATAATTGTTGCCGATTAAGTCTTCATAACATTCTATCTTTGAAATATAATCTGTGATCAAATCAGTCATTAATTTCAATTCATCTTGGCTAAATTGTTCATTCATATAAAAATCTCCTTCCACTTATATATTTTCCAAATGAAATTCCTATTTACTCAATAATCTTTGCTCATTTCTTTGATTTTATAACCTAAAAATTTAGCCAAATCCCTTGCATAATTCACACATTCCCAATGAGCATATTCATAATCACCATTAACAATATATTCTTCACCATCATAAATACCTTCGTTACAAATAGAACATACCTCTTTTATTTGTAATGATTCTGTATTAGGACATCTTGGATAGCAAGGAAATTGCCTACATATTTCACACATTTTTATACTCCTTATTTCTCTAACCAAACTTCCCAATATCCATCGCAATATTTGGTTCTTAAATCGTTGTAATGAAATTTAAGCAAATCCATAATCTGATAGATGTAATAACAATAGTCTACTTGACCAGCTCTAATATTAGATAAAATATCATTTATATAAGAACAATATGACTGCCAATTTGTTATTCCATGATATTCGCCCTGTGTTTCAACATTCCACACGCCAGATTCTTTTGAGTATTTTCCTTGCATTTTCTTTAAATTGGTTGGGGTTACAAAAAGTTTTCTAATATTTATTTCTTTCTGCCATTTTTCATTAGTGAGAGTAGAAGATGGTCTACTATTCGTATTACTTATTAATTTCATTCCTCTAAGTTCCTCAAATGTCATTGACTGGTAATTTTTCATTTCTTTTTTCTGTCTCTCCTTTTCAATAATCATTTTTTTCGAGGTTGTCTGCTTCGATGTATTTATTTATTCTCTTTTTATTTGGTGAAGATGTAGAAAAATCTTCAATATCAATTTCACCTGCAAATGTGTTATAGTTCTGTGTGTAACTTGTTTTCATATTTTAATAATTCTCCTTTAGTTTTTAAAATAATTTTGTTCATTGCAATCAGCTCCTTTGTAGTGCTGTGTTAATAGTTTCTATATTTTATTATTCTCCAAAAGCTCTATCTGTTTTTTTATTTCCTTATCAGGACTATATTCTTTATCAATTCTTTGACCATGTTCATCGTGAATAAAATGCCTATAATCAGCAAATACCTTTGGGGTAGTAGCGTATTTTTCTTTACCATCCTTAATATATTTTTCTCTCTTCATAGGCTGACATTTCACAATTTTGAGTGCTTCTAAAATATTAACTATGCGACTGATATATCTTTCAGAAAGTCCAATATCTTCTGAAATAGTCTTAAAATATCTATAACAGCATAGTGGTTTGCCATCCATTCGATTTAAATTAACACGAATATAAGAGAGTACAAGTAGAATGTAAGCTGATGATATTCTTGCAGTATCAATCTCTTTATCCTTCAATTCTTCTTTAAAATTTAATATTGTATCTAACTCATCAAAGTAAATGATTCCAAACTTGTCAGGAACATCAAATTTTTCTATATTAAGTTTTACTAGCTGGTATTTGACCGAATTGGTCTTTTCTTTTAGACATTTCTCAAAATCTGGACATGATTCAAAGTATCCATAATGAGAGAGAAGTAATAGAACTTCATAATATTTCTGATTTATCTTTCCATCTCTGTAGTTAGGTTTCAATTTAGACCAGTAGCAAAGTTCTGTTGTAGAAAATGCCACTGTGTCATCAAGTGAACGCCTTGCACAAAGATATGAGAAGATTATTAAACGCTTAGATGAGAGATCCTTGTCATAAATGATTTCTCGTGGTATTTTTACATAGTTTGGCAAGACGTATCACCTCACCTTTAATATTTAACCATATAAAAATATGCCTTCGGCTGCAATAAGGTATTTTTAGAATAAGGTCTTTTTTCTTTTTTGTTATACTTATTAAAAATACAGTTTGCAACAACAATTTGTTTCTCTTGATTAGGATTAGTTGCCAATGCAACTCCAATTTCTGATTTTTTTAAAAAAGATAATCTTTGAACAAAAAGTTTATCATCAATTTCATTTTTGTAATTTTCATAAAAGTTACAAAATCCGTTCAAGAATAACTGAGATATAAAATCTTTATCTCCGTTCCAAGTATTATAAAGTAACGTTAAAAATCTTTCAAAATCAACTTGTCCAAGTTTATCTAAAATTCTTGCTACTGTAGTTGTCATATGTATTCTTCCGTTTTTAGAAGTTGAACAAAAGTCAAAAATGAAACCAATTTTTCTAATAGTCTCTACAAAATTCACAGTATAGTCATCATTCGCTTCATATGCGGCTTTATATAATTCCATAGAACCAATTGTTCTTTTTTCATTTTCTAAATCGACAAATAGTTTACATTCACCTTCAGCAGTTAAACCATAATGTACCCAACATGGAACTGGAATTTTAACACTAGTTAATTTCTCAAGTTCTTTAATGCCTGTAAGTCTATGTTTTCCATCAATAACATTATATTGTCCATCACGATAACTTACTTCTAATGGTCTTAATAGAGACTTTTTAAATTCATTAACAATTTTGTCAACAATAGACTGGTCAAATACATTCTGATAAGATAAATCAGCATGAAGCATACTAGAATCTAAACGCTCATATCTTGGTTCAGATTCAATATCTCCATATTTAATTAACATTTCTTCTTTTGATAAATTTTCTTTCTTCATTTACATTTCCTCTACTTTCATTTTATTATTTAATTTTTCTTGTATATCAAAAACATTAGATACAAAATTCTCAAAAACACTATTTACTTCTTCAATATGTTCTTTATCCATTTTTTCAACTACGCATAACAAATCAAATAGTCTATCATTAACTTGTGAAATAAAATCCGTACAGGTTTCATTTAGCCAACTCAATTCATAATCTTGATTAATCTGATCTTTTGCATTTTTTGCGGTCAAAACATCTTCGTATATATCTTTTATATTCTCTGTTTGGATGGACTTTGATTGCATTTTGGGTGCGCTGACATTTTTCTCGGCTTCCTTGCGAGCACATTCTTTACAAATAGTATCATTCCCAAAGAAATCTATAATCTTTTTCTCTTTACCACATACTTTACATATACGAGTCTCTTTTTCTCGAATTTCTCTATATGCAGTACCAATCTTTACTTCGCCAGTTTGAACTTTCTTTTTTAATTCTTCATCGTCTGTCTTCATAATCGCATCATATCTTGCAACAGTACCAGCTCCAACACCAGACATTTTTGCTACTTGCTCACGGGTATTAGTGGTACGATCACGCTCTGCGTCCATTTGGACGCTAACCGCTTTTCCATTAGCAACATCCGCTCCAAGTCTATTTCCCTCTAATCTTTTTTTCTTATTTTCTAATGCAATCTCTTCAGCTACCATTGAATTAGCGAAGATTAATTCGCCTGGGGTAAGGTTACGTCTTGCGTCTTGATGAGAAATCATCCATTGCATAACATCAGATTTAGTACAATCTTCACCTAAAAAGTCTTCTACATTTTCAACATTGAAATCAATATTGTGCTTTTTCATAATAGGATAACGATTGTGACCATCTACAATAATATTTCTTTTCCATACATATAATGGGGTACCATCATATTTTGTAGATATTTTTTCTTCAAGTTCATCAAGCTTTTCTTTTGACAACGGTTTAAAAAGTGCTTCTAATTTTGGATCTGTTTTCAATTCTCTCATTTTTCTTTCCTTTCTTCTAAAACATAATTTACAGTTACAATTTGTGAGATGAGAGTGTGGTAAGTGATTCAATTAGTTATTCTCTTTTTATTTATGAAATATATGGTATAATATTTGCATCAATACAAGAGAGGAGATGAGATTATGGCTAAAACCGATAAAGAAATTACATCAGAAATCGTTTGTGAATTCATCCGTGCTTGGGGAACACAAGATAACTGTGTACCAATTAAAATGGACGTGCTTCCAGAACTAATAAAGAAAACTTACAACACAGTTCATTCTTTAGAAAAATCTGATTCTGATGAAGAATAGTCTTTATGTGGTTTAATCGTTGCTCTTGCTTTTACCAATGAAGCGAGGGCTTCGATTTCATCACATTGCTTTATTGAGCCTTCTCCATACATACTACTGATATTCTTAGAAATTGTCTCAATAAGGTTTGTTACACAATTGTCAATTCTTTCACTATTTGTCATTTTGAATTCCTCCATAATAAATATTTATTTTGTCACATTGTAATATTCTCCATTTTAACTTTCAAAAGTTATGAACTTTTACATTTATGAAATTGTCAAAAATTCATTTAGGTACATACAGCATGTACCTAAAAGTGAAAAAATACTTCATTTGGGTACATGCCAGCTATCAATTTTGTGCAGTCTATATCTATATAGACTCATATTATCAAGAGAAGAATATTCCGTTTGTATTTCGCTTACGCTACATACAAACTCCATAATTTTTTGTTTGATTGTTATTGATTGATTTAGGTACATGGTGTTTTGGATTGATAGTTTCATTTGGGTACATATATGATGTACCTATACGATTATTCTCTGTTACAGATATTTTTCTTGCCATTCATATCCCACATGTATAACAGTGATATTCATAATAATAATGTAATAAGAAAAATGTTTCTTTTGATACAAAATTCAAATCTAGCCCTTTTGTTTTACCTTTTTTGGTAACTCGTTTATAATATTTTTCTCCACATATAGGACAAGTTTTTACGAATGGTATTTTTAATGATTCAAAATTTTTACCTTTGCTCATTTGTTTTATTCCTTTCTGTTTGCTCCAAATCAACATACTTCTCTTTGTAAATATCCTCTACAAAGAATACTGGTAATTTGTCATGGTACTTTTCATATAATTCCTCGTCAGGAATATGAGAGTAGTATTTACATGTTGATGAATTAACTTCTCTGATATAATCTTTTACAATAGATTTATTCTCCTTGAATCGCTCATTTATTTTTCCACAAATAGTACAGTAGGTATATAAACCTGTATTAAGATGAGTTTTTCCTATAAATGTGGATCTGTATTGAATCAGGCATTCTTCATAATGATGTTTGTGCTTTGATTTCTTCTTTGCTTTGGATATATTGCTTTCTCTTTGTTTAAGATATTTTGGTATCTCTATTTCATATTTGTTCATTTGGTTTTTTATTCCTTTCTATATTGATACTTATATATTCTCCACATAAAAATAAAAGGCAGATGATTTCTCATCTACCTTTAATAATATAATGCGTATTTTATTCTTCTGTTTCTTCCTCAATAATATAATCAGCACATAACCAATCTGATTCTGGCTTTGCAATTAATCTTGCATCCATATAAGCCATTTCCATAGTAAGACATGTTTTTGCTTGATAATGATTGCCTCTTCGTTTTTCAAGAACCAATGCAATATCTGGTTTATCATCCTTTGTAAAACATAATGGAATCATTAATTGGATCTTTTCTTGATAATAGTGCGGAATGGCTAACTTATAATTGGCAGTTACTTTTTGTATAGCAGTATCAATATAACCTTTTAATACCTCTAATGGTCTTTCACTTTCTTTGATACAGTTTGGTAATCTGTTGTATGTATTTAAGTCATCTAATATGTGATTATAATTAGGATGTACCTTACAATGCCAATCAAATACTAGAAGAGTAGTATCCTGAAAATAATCTGCTCTTTCGGGAAAATCTGCATCAACATCAAGAGATGTTAATTCATATTCATCTTTAAATCCTTTAAAATACCATTTTTGTACCGAATCATCAGTTAAATATCTTTGATTTAATTCGCCATATGCATAAATTGGTATATAACGATCAGTGAATAAACCAGTATTAAATAAACAATATTCATCAGTTTCAATGATTTTGTGTTCACGCTGTAATTGATAAAATGTGTTTAATAGATAATTTTTTAGAATTGCATTATCATTTTTATTTTCAAAATTCCAGGACTCTTTTATAGCTTTTTCAGCAAGCGATTGAATTTGAGAATTATAATCTCCCCAATACATATAATCATATAATTTTATAAGTTCCATATATTCCATGCCTTCTTTCTGAAAAGTTTCTTTTAGTATAGCATTTTTTCTTGATATAGAAAAGAATTTTTCTGGAATCTTAAGTTCTTTATAAAATGTTTCATAAGGATTATCTGTATATTCTTGAATATGACGTGCTGATAATCCTTTTTGAAAAATTGCTTTTTGATACGCTTCTTTTTCTGATTCAGCATAAATTACAATTATGTTTTTGTATACATTTCCGAATTCTTCCGTTGTTGGTACTAAATATGTGTTCATGTGTTAATTCCTTTCGTTGAATGTATTTTATTGGTTCATGGTTATATATTCTCTGTTTGGAACTTTATTTTACTTAAAATTTATTTTTCCGTATTTTTTATGAGTAGTAGTGAGATATGAGATATGATTTCTGTATGGTTTTAATGTACCCCACTATGTATGGGAGTAAATTAAAGAAAATGAGGATGATTTTCGATTTTAGGTTGTTAGGTATGCAATTTATCATTGAGGTAGTTTTGATTGAAATTTGAGTCGATTTCGTGTGATTTAGTCTAAGGATTGGGGTGTTGGGATTGGTTGAGTGAGTGCTTGGTAATGATGTAAGAAATGAGATATGGGATTTTTTAGAATTTTTGAATTAGATATGGTCTGAGAATTTATGTCACGATTATTGATAATTTTCGTGAAAACTGGTTATCGGTAAAAGTGCTTATAAATAAGGAAGAAAGCTGCGTTAAGGGTGTGATTTTTTGTGTAGTGGAATTTTGAAAATTGGGGTGTGAAGTGGGTGAAATGGTTGGAAAATAAGGGTTTTTACGATATGAGGTACGATATGGGATAAATTTGGCTAAATTTGAAGTTTTGCTTGAAAAATAAGGGATTTTAAAGGTTTGGATTTTTGAGTTGGTGTGTGAAAGAATCTGCTATATGGATTTCCAAAATAACAAGCTGCGGATCTGGTTTTTGCCACCCCCTACACCCTTAAACATACCATAATAGTACAATATTGTGGTATCTTTTTATTAGAACGTTTGTTCGATATAATCAGATCTGAACAACTAGAGCAGAATATACTAGAACGTATGTTTGAATATATTTTTGTATCGTTTCAAATCACCACTTTTATGTTAAAATCAATCAAAAAATGGTCGTCACTCACCACTTTAGACAAAAAACAACATTAAAAATGGGATAATCCACCACTTTAATATAAAATCAGATAAATTTTAAAAAATATAAAAATGTTGTTGACAACTAGATAGACATATGATATATTATAGACAAGTCAAACAGATAACAACATGATAGTTGAAAACAAGTTGACAAATATATAATGAAAGAAGGTTGATACATTGACAACAGGCAAGAAACAAATAAACACCACAATAGATAGTACAGTGTTTGATAATTTCAAAAAAGCCTGTGACGATTATAACTTGAAAATGAATACAGTACTTGAGCTTCTTTTAGAAGACTTCAGCACAGGCGATTATGATATAATAATCAATCGTCAAAATGGTATTAAAATATCTAGGAAAAAATAGTAAAATCTACTTGACAACTAGATAAACATATGATAGTATATAGTCACAGGGTAACAAAAAACCCTGTACCACCTAAAAAGATAGTACAGGGCATTTGAAAAGATTGTATAAGTGTATATACAACCTAATCCGAACAATTAGATTATACAATTCTTTTCAATAGCTGTCAAGTCCGGCAGTAATAAATCCCTTATTATAAACCAGCACTAAAAAGCATAAACAAGTACATTGATAATTGAATAAAGGCTTTACACTATGATATAATATCACTAACGAAAGGCGGTGGTAGAAAGTGAGCGAATACATGACAGGTAAAGAAGTTGTAAATCTTATTACTGCACTTGAAAAAGAGGGTATGAATGCCGAAAAGATTATTGAAATAATCAAGTATATTGAGACAGCAGACCCAAAAGACCCCAGTAACAATTAAATCATAGTAACCAGCTAACCATTATCTAAGGTGTAAAGTCTTTATTGAATTATCAAGGCTTTACACCTTTTTTAATTTTTGTTGTAACATCTGTAGAGCGGACACCGAACCGCACACGACATCATTAGTCGTGATAAACCCTAGGAAGTGACCTAGTAAAAAACCATGGCTAACCGTGCAGCCTACCCAAAGTGGTATAAAAAAGTTGTCATATACAACAACGTACGTGTTCACTTGCAAGAAGTTTGCAAGAGGTTAGTAGCACACCTCAACGAAAGTTACCAGTAAAGCTGTACTATAACAAGCACGTAGTAGCAGGAACGATAGTTACCTCATAAGTAGTGAAGTCGCTACTTATTACCATTCCGGCGTTGTGTAACCGGCAAGATAGCAACTCATAAACGTATTTAAAAATTCTTTTGAGTGTTTCACTCATTCAGTGATAGTAAACATTAAATTATATACGAGGTTTATTCTATCACATTTCCAGGTTTGTTTCAAACCATAGAATCTTTAAATATAGTACCGCTTTTTATGTCAAGCGTTAAAAAATGATAATAAGACATAGTTATAGCAGTGTTCGCAAGCTATGACAAAAATATATACTTTGCACATTATAATAATTATCAAGAAGTAACCTATAAGACCAGGCGAAAAAGTTTAAAAATCAGGTCATAAAGTGCCAGGCACATTCTACGCTTTTTGAGCGGTGCGTATTAAAACGCTTTAGGAAGTCGGTTCAAATCCGACTATGACCTTTTACCCAAAAATATATTGCACTCATGCGTTAAATGGGAGAAAGAAGGATATTATGTTAAAATCTGAAAAATTCTATTCAAAAACTAATGCACTCAAAGACACTACTTTTGACTTTGCAGGTCATGTTCGTACACTTGTACGCCACACTGAATTATCACGGATGCAGGATAAGAAGTCATTCAAGGATGGCAAAAAAGCCCTTGAGGATTTACACGCTAATATTGACGTTATGACTTGCGAAAAGTCTATTATCAATGAGGCTTTAGGTGTAGACGCTGGGCAGTTCATCAAAGACCGTGAAGAGATTATTGCACTTAAGGAAGAAATTGCAAGCCTTCCTATTACTATTGACCAGGTAACTGCATTGTGTCCTACTGACCGTGTGCATATTACTTTGATGGCTCATGCTATCTATAAGAATGTACAGCTTGATGCGGATATTTTCGATACTGAAAAAGGCGGTGTTGATATTTCTAAAGCTATTCACGCTTACTACAGTAAAGGCTCTATTAAGGACTTAAAGGATGCTTTGCGTCCAATATTCAATAAGTTAATCGGTTCTGAAGGTGACCATTTCTACGGCATTAAACCCAAAAAGTCCGACTTTACCGAAAAAGACCTTCGCAACTTCCTTGCTACTTTTGGCGGTTCTGCTAAACGTGAGCAGGTCAAGTCTAAAAAGGATGGAGTAGAAACAATCACATTCAAGGATTTTAACTATACAGACAAATCAGGCAATAAAAAAGTACAGATTGCAGCCTTTACAACTCTTTGTGCAGTAGTCCTTGATAATGCATCAAAACACGAAGTTATTAAACCAGAAGAGAAGAAGAAAGAAGAAGCAAAATAGGATAACGGCTCACGCTGGGTTAGCAGGGTTCGATTCCCTGCTTATCCTTTAGAATCTATTAACAAAAATTCGGGCTATAAGTCTGCCCATTTTTAAGGAGGGATTTCCATGATTAAACACGAACCAAAATTCTATGTGCGTCTTTGCAAGGGGAAATCTGTAAATTTCCCTGATAATTTCACAATTTATCCAGGTTCAATCTATGGACGTTTTACGGATAAACAAGGTAAACGCATATTTTGGGTATGTGATTCTTACACACTATCAGAAGGTAAACTTCCAGTACATATTTTTAATGGCTCATACTGGAAATTATGCCTAGTTTCTGCGGATCATCCATGCTATCAGTGGGTAAAGTCTGCGATTGAATTAATGGGTAAAGTGCCTAAAATTCAAAAGGAAAATGTATCTTTTGATGATTGTAAAAATATAATGAAGTCGTATTCTTTGCATAAAAAGGGAACTGGTTCACGAATTAACACACACCAGATAAACAACCCTTTGCGTTGGAACGAAGTTACTGAAACTGCACATTGGTATGGTAAAGGCAATGCGTCTGTAGTTGCGTCAAATATTAGATAATTGGAGGAATATACTATGCTTAATACACTTGATATGTACGGAATTTGTCACGAAATTTACAGGGATTTTAGTGGGGAATTTGTCTATAGCGAAATAGACGAAACCATATTAAATTTTATTTTCAGGCTTTATAATGTAACGGAAATAGACTGCGAAGAAATTATATCTTTATGGATTGAATGGCTCAAAAATGGAAACCTTTCTGTAAATGATATGATAAAGAGAAGTAGAATGCGAAAAGAAGGAATTATAATAGTAGAATTAGTAAAGGCAGACTAACAATCTGCCTTCCGTCTTACGGTGCAAGTCCGTAACCGATGAGCAGAAGCGAAACGGAAATTGTAAAGGAGGCTGATTATATGGTATCATATTAACTAGGTTAAATGCCTAATAAATACAAATGGAGGATTACCATGTTAAAAATCAGTGAATGGTCTGTAAACCGTAGAATAGAATCTTTACGTCAGATGGACAAAATGCTATCTGAAATGAACGTAGGATCTCGCTATACTATATGGCAGGAATACGGTGGAGGACTAAAGGCAACCGCAGATGAAACACACGCAAACTGGAAACGCATTGCAGAAGATGATGAGTTATATCAAAATGCATTATTCTGTTATATGGTTTGCACACTTGAAAAGCAAACGCTTAAAGGTTGGGAAAATGTAAAATAGTCTGCAAAGAGGGCAAGGCTAGGACTTTGCCCTTTTTATAGTGTACATTTTAAATTCAAGGAGGATAAAAATCATGGGAAAAGACAGAAGCATGGCAATTAAACACGCAAAAGCGAAAAAAGAAGCTATGAAAGAAGTTATGAACAATCAAAATGATTTTGCTCAGACTTCATGGGGACTTACTGACAATATGCGTAAATGGTTCAAGGCAAAACCATATGCATTGACATATGGAAAATAAAATGTTATTGCTAATCGTAGCAAACTATGATATATTGGAGGTGATAAAATTTAAAGAGGAGGTAGCGTTATATGATAACTTATTATAAATTAGATTCTCTTTTAGAAAACAAAGGGATGAAAAAAATTGACTTGCAACGCAAACTAGGAATTAGCCCATCTACTATGGCAAATTTTAGTAAAAATAAATATGTTGCAATGTCTATCATAGATAAAATATGTAAAGAATTATCTTGTCAACCAGGAGATATTATGACTTATGTTGACGAAAATGAAGCTGAAAAAGCAAAAATAGAAGCTCAAATAACCGAACTTCAAGAAAAACTAAAACAAATGTAAGGGAGGAAACAGCTATGCCAACAATAGAAGAAATGCGTAGCTCAATGACGCAAGCAGGAGTATATACAAAAGCAGATATAGATAAAATCTGCGAACTCGAAAAGCAGTACAAAGAGGAATGCAAAGAGATAGCTGAACAGTGTGAAGCTGAAGGCTATCCAGCAAACGGAAGCAATTATGATCTTCGTTGCGCAGAAGCTCGTAAATATTATGATGAGCAAATAGAAAACATAGACGCAAATTATAATTTTGAAGAATAGCTGCGTCAAATAACAACGCACCCAAATGCGCTTGACAAATACAACAAATTTGATGTATTATAGGTGTATAAACAAAGGAGGAAATAAAAATATGACACGAACCTTTATTGAAACACCAATTTTTACTGCGAAATGGCAAGATTTAGGATTAACTGATAAAAATTTAAAAGACCTACAAAAAATTTTATTAGAAAATCCTAAGCTTGGAGATACTATTTCTCATACAGGTGGATTAAGAAAAATCCGCATCCCAATGGAGAATAAAAGAAAAGGGAAGCGAAGTGGTGCAAGAGTAATCTATGTAGACGTTGAATTAAAAGAAACTATATATCTTGTCAACGTGTACACAAAAGATGAAAAGGCAGATTTAACACTTGATGAAAAGAAAGCTCTAAAGGCGGTAGTAAAAATTCTGAAGGAGGAATAATCATGAGCAAATTTTTCGATGATACAATGCAAGGATTATTAGAAGCTGTAGCAATTGATCAAAAGCAAATTCCAGTTCGGGAAGTAGATGGTTTACCAGCCACTACTTTCCGTGCAGAGGAAATAGAAAATAATTTAATTGATAATGTTGTTAAATTACGAAAAGAATCTAACATTTCCCAAAAGGAATTAGCAGATTTAACGGAAAGCAAACAGCAAAGTATTTCACGGTTTGAAAAGAAAACACATAGTCCATCATTAGTTTTATTTGTTAAAATTATTGATGCACTTGGTTACAAAATGGAACTTGTAAAAAAATAATTTCATAAAGTGTCATATTTATATAGCATCTAATGGAAACAAAAATCTGTTAGGTGCTATTTTTATACCCAAAAATGCAAATCAAAAGGAGGAAACCACATGAAAGCGAAAGTAATTTACATCATCGCAACAGCAGCACTCACATTATCAGCCTTTTTTACAGGCAAATTCACAGCACCAACCGTAATAAAAACGGAAACACCTACAGCATCGCAAACAAATAACTCTGACATGCTCAATATGAATACTGTCACAGATTTTGAAGCAACAAAAACAGGATTAATGCTTTATACAAAAGATGATTCAGGATATTATTGGGAAAAATAAAATGGAAAAGAGAATAAAGCAAAGGAGGATGAAAGATGTCAGAGAAACAGAAGGCAACTCATAATGCTTATTGCGACTATGAAGTAGCAAAGGCAAAACAGCCGTCACGGATTTATTCGGTACGATCCGAGGTTAAACGGAAACCACAGGGAATTAAAACTTATAACATGAGCAAAGCAATATTAGCAAGACAGTTAGCATCGCTTTTTTAAAGGAGGAAAAATAAATGCAAACAGTAACTTATAAAGAAATGCCAAATGGAGCACGGTATTTATCTACAGAAGGTAAACAGATGGATATCATCGAAACATTAACAAAAGAAGAATTTAAAGAGAAATTCCCGGAAGTCTCCACATATGGAATTGAAATGCATATGCCTGTATTCCTCGAAAATGGAGAAATCCTCTTAGATACACAATGGAACGGAGAAGAATATCTTGTAAAGGGAAAATCATACTCACCGTTTTATAAGGAAACAGAAGAAGATACGGAAATTATTGGCTACTATGAAGATTAAGACAAAAGGAGGAAACGCAAATGTTTCATTTTAGAATCATAACCACACCAGATGGAAACCAAATCATAGACAGAAATTTGTCTACACCATACGAATCACTCACACCAACGCAAATGGTTGAGTACACAGAAATAGATAATCAGCTCACGATTATGGATAGATTGGAACGCAAAGCAAGGGAAAGAGCCAAACAAAAACAGAAATGGTATAAAAGACTTGCATCAGCTTGTGGACTGTTATAGAAGGAAGAAATCATGGAAGAATTGTTATTAAATCAAATGTTAAAGGCAAATTATTATGCATTGTTTATAGCAATTACAAAGAATATGAGTGCTAAGAGTGCATTAAAATTACTAGGGATTTACCCTGAAAAATAGAGGAGGAAGGCAAAAATGAATAAAATGAAAGGCTATACCGTTCCAAACGGTTACATGGGATATGTGAATGGAAAATATATGTTGTTTGAAACAGAAAAAGCATACCATGAATATCTTCTTATGGAGGTCGAAGTATGAGCGAAAAACAAGTAAGAGAAATCAAACGCAATCTTTGCATAAACTGTTGTGATAAACATTTTTGTCACGGAATGCAAAGTTGTAAAGATGCAAACGAATATTTAAAGAAAGGAAGTGATTTGAATGGCAAATTTAATTCACTTATTTAAAGTGGGTCAGGAAGTCCGTTGCAATATGGATGGTACTTTTTATAAGGGAACTGTAAAAGAAACATATACAGATCATATTATTGTAGACATTCCAGAAATATCAGATCATTGTTGGTTTGAAAACAATCTTAATATGGATTGTGTATATCCAGAAAATAACTTTAGTAACTAAACGGCGAACCGAAAGGCAAGCCGTTATTTTTATACAAAAAATTAAAACAAGAAAGGTTAAAAAGGTAAAAATTATGTGTAGAAGAACATTTTTATTTCCAGAAGAAGCGGAGAAAGAAGTAGCAGAAATCAGAAGGGCAGAAGGAATTGACGAAAAGACAGAAAAGTTATTTATCAAAGAAGTAGTCAAAAATGCAAAAGCAAATTCACGGATTGGTGATAAGGTTTTGATTTGTATTGATCCAAAATACATCCATTACCCAGAATGGCAAAGGGAAATTAGATTACCGAAAGCGTTGTCGATTGGTAACAACTATGACAGTAAAAGATGGGGGATACCAGCATATTGGTATCATGATGGATTACTTTGGGCAATTGAAGGACAGCACAGAACATACGGTTCAGTAAAGGCAAAGAAAGATGGCGTTGTTGGCGAAGTTATTGAATGCAGCTTAAAAGAGGCAATTGATTTATTTGTAAATCAGACAAAAGACAGAACACAGGTACAACCGAAAGATACATATAAAGCTTCAATTGTCGGTGGCGATGAAGATTATTTGATGCTTAGAGATATCTGCCACAAACATAATCTTGCAGTAAAGGGAGACAGAAATAAGGAAAATACTGTAGGAACACTCACATCTATAACAGATGGAATTGAATTAGTTCGCATGAATCCAAAATTGCTTGATCATATTCTTAATATTATTACAAAACTTGAATGGAACGGATATTCAGATAATTATAACGGAAAAGCATATACTGCGAAAATTATCCGTGCCTTGAAAGCATTATATGCTTACTGCGAAGGCAGAACAAACGAAATGGAGAAAGCTTTAATTAAGCATTGCAAAGGAACTGAATACTTTGTTGAAAATATCATGGATAAAACACAGGCACAGATTTTTGATTATCTGTCAGAAATTGTGCGTTACGAAATGGAAAGCCCATTCACAGAAAAGAAACGTAAGCCTGTAAAGAAAACTTCAAAAGTAAAGGCAATGTAATAGAGAATATACATATAAAAGCAAGCTGAGATAACGGCTATACGGTCACATATAATAAGGAAAGGATTGATAATTATGGCATACAGAAAAACAAAACAGTTAAGAGAATTTGAACCTATTTTATATAAGAACGGTTACAGGTTCGCACGGTGTAAAGGAAGTCATTTTATTTATATGAATCGGACAACTCATAAAACGATTGTAGTAAATAAGGATTTAAACAAAATGATAAGGGAAAGACTCATTAAAGAGAATAACTTAGAGATATAGAAAGAAGGGGAAAATAAAATGACAAGAAAAAATTTTTTAGAAATTAAAGAGAGAACATTAGAAGAATTGAGTTGTGTGGCTGAAAATTTATCATCAGCGGCACAGATTAATTACAATACTGATTCAGATTCCAATTTAGAAAATCTGGCAGAAGAAATCAGAGAAGATGTAGATTCTATTAAAGAATGCCTTATACAGCTTGAAAGCATGATTGGAGATCTTGAAGAATTAGAGTGTTATGAAAGTAACATTGAATAAGACGAAAGGAGATGTAAAACATGAAATGGATTGAGATTTTACGGAATAAGGATTCTGCATTACTGCAAATCGAAAGTGATACACAGTATGCGGTTGTTAGTGGTTACGATCCAACGCAACCTGAAGATCAGCAGTGGGTACATGGAAATTATTTTTGCTATTGGAATGATAAAGAGCAAAAAGTAAAGTGTTTACAGGAAGCACTTGACTACTTTAGAAGGAAAACGGAAGTAGGCGAATACGAATATGAATATACACCAATGCAAATGGCAGAGAAGTTGCTTGAATTTAACAGAGATTTTTCAGACAGTGCAGAAGATATCCAAAACGAAAAAGAGCATGTTGTAGAACTATTTGAGAAATTACAGAACTCAAATGAGTTTAACATCCTTGCTCATTATTTAGACCTTATGTTTATGAATGATGTGTTTAAGTAAAAATGGATATTTTATAAGGAAAATGGAGGAACAGATATGGAATATTTAGAAATGGATGAAGTAAGAGTAAGAACCTATGGTGGTGCTATTGGCACTATTGAAAAAGTTGTATATGAAATGGTAGATGGAAAAGAAACGGATAATGTATATTGCTATAAAATGGAAATCAATGGAAAACATGGGATTATTGTTTATCCAGATGAGATTGACGAGTAAATGCGTGTTTCATTGGATTTAATAAGAAGGAGTGATAAGTATGGAATTTTTAGTACAGTATGCTATTGAAGGAAGTGAAAAAATTATAAACAAGATTGTAAATTCTTGTTGGATTATTAAAGCAACAAATGAAAGCGATTTTAATGGAATTGAAGAAATGCATGTGTTTGATGTAACAGATCTTGGAAAAATCAAACCGTTGCATTACAGAGGATGGCAGCCAGGATGCTTAATTGAATATGTAGACGATAAAAACAATGTAGTTATTCATGGATATGGAACAGACCATTAAATTCGCATTTCTTTAGAAGATTGGAGAAATAAAATGAAATTTAATAAAGACGACAGAGTATTTCATAGAGGATTAAAAAGATATGGAATATATGTAGATGATGATTGGGCTTCCGATGATAGTTGTTATGTTAAGTTTGACAACGAGGATAATCCGGATGATGTATTGTGTGTATCGAAAAACTGGTTAGATAACGTAAAGGAGAAATAAAAATGGGATTAGAAGAGATTTTAAAAGAACTTGGAGCAGACATTCCCTTTGATGAGAAAGGAGATTTAACTTCAAATGGAGCTGACGCATATGAGAAGTTAATCAATGTAGTAACAGGATTAAATAGTATTGGTGCTATTCAAGAGAAACCAGATGACATTGAAAGTTATTGTGATGAAATAGTGAGATTGGGATTCTAATGAATCTAAGATTTCTTTGGAAGGAGCGAAGCGAAAATGACAGATAGAGGAGCAATTATGCATTGTCACGATGCAAAAAGAGACGCAAATGATTTTGATAGATTAATGGATGAATTAAATTCTATTAAGAGAGATAAACAGGTGATTCAAGATATGGAATTATCTGATGAAGCAAAACAGAAATGCTTTGAGGATTTAGATAAACAGTTAGCAGATGCAAAAGAACGAATGCATAATGCTATTGATGAAATGTAGGAAGCAGGTGAAGTGAAATGACAAGTATTGAAAAGTCAAAAGAAGATGCACGGAACTTAAATGAACTCATGGATCATTTAATTAAATTACTTGAATCGGATGACAAGCGGTTCTCATTTGAATTTTGTGCAGGTGGTACAATGGAAATTTATGATAAAGAAAAAGAAATCGGGTATGCAGTTCACATTGCACCGATTGAATATGATGAGAACGGAAATGCGATAAATTTATAGCAACCGCAAAGGCAGTTAGGAGAATAAATACCTAGCTGCCTATTTTATTACAAGAAAGCGAGGAAATGAATTATGGAAATTGTAATCAGAAACATTACAAAAGATACAATGGTTGACTTTAATAATGACCATGTAATCACATTACCTATGGATGAAGAGAAATTACGGAATATGTTAGGCAATGACGAATGGATTATTATTGATACACCTGTTGGAGATGAATTTACGAATATTGAAAAGTTAAATGCATTGTTAAATGAAACTGATGAAGATAATTTGCGAATTTTAACAAAGGCTTTTTTACTCAATGAAATAATGGAAAGTGGATTTGATAATTTCTCAATTGTTGATTTTGATGCAGAAACTTCACAGTATAACGGAGGCAATGGAGTCATAGCTGATGAAGAATGGTATGGAAGAGTACTTCATGATTTGGGATATATAAATTTCCCATTCGCATATACAGAAGATATGGAAGACTATGTAAAATGGGAACAACTTTGGTATACAGCGAATAGTGACGGTTGGTGCAATGTTAGATATAACGGAAATACATATCTTGTAAAAAGGTGGTGTTCATAATGTTAAATATCAAATGGGATAACGGAGTTACAGGATATTTAAGCAAAAGCGAAAAAGAACTGTGTGAAAAGATTGACAAAGAAATTAGTGCTATCAATGCAGTAAGCAAAATGGAAATATCTGTAGTAATCAGTATTGAAGGTGGTAATCAATTCCATATAAAAAAAGATACTGGTTCGCTAATTGGATATATGAATGCAGAACAGTGTTGGTATGCATTGAAGGGAATTATGACAAGTTTGTTATACATGGAAAGGCAGGTTGATTAGTATGAGTAAACAGAAAATCACAAAGAAATTTCTTAAAGAGAATTATCATATTATAAATGTTGGAAACGGAAATCTTCAGAATTTATTACAGTTTGAAAATGCAGATTATTATTGTACAAGAACTGAAGGTTGGGCGTGTGATGCCTATATATTTGGGGACTATGCAATTTTAGATGGTTATGATTGTATAGGTAAAACGGTATCATATGACATTATGAAAAAATATAACGACAAGGCAAAAGAAATTTTCAATAAGTACAATTATTCTGATTCTAAATATTGGACTTATAATCGCATGATTTCTACATACAGAAAAATGATTCAGAAATTTATCAAGGAGGTTAGTTGATTATGCAGAATAATTTGTATACAGCAGAATTAGCTGGGCAGTCTTGGGATAAAGATAAAAGATATGAGATGGTAATTATCACAAAATGGAAAGATACAACAGATAGATCGCCAGAAGAAGGACATAAAGCATATTATTTTAATCCTGATTTTGACTTACTTGCAAAGCAGATTAAAGATGAGGATTGGTGCAAAGAGATTTATGAAAACTATTCAGAGTATACAAAATTTAAAATTAAAAGCGAGGTGAAGTGTTATGCAGAAAACATTAATGGAAATGCTGATTGAAGCAGGTTATCCGAAAGAAGAAATGTATCATCCTTCGTATGGATCTGATTTGTATGTATATGTAACACCACTTACAACAAAGGTAATTGAAGAATGGTGTAAGGCACATGATTATAGAATGGCTTGGCATTGTCCTACATTTAAAGACCAGATAACAGGCAAAATGATGTATGATTGTGCATTTCAGTGGTATGAAAATTAATAGATAGGAGCGTGATTATATGGCGAAACAGTTTATAAGAGAAATAAAACCATATGTAAATCTATATAGAGATACATTAAATGGAATTGCGTGGATTGAAGATGGTTCAACTGGACTTGGAATTAGTGTTCATCCAAATATAGATAAAAGTGGCTCTGTTACAGGAATGAAAAATCTTGGTTATTGGGACAGATCAGACAGAATAGTACAGAGTCATGGATGGAAATATAATATTGATAGATTCGTATGTGATAAAGACAACAAATTAGAAATGATTGTGGCTGATGAATGTATGTGTCAAGGTTGTATTGAAAGGAAACAAAAATATGGCAAAACAAATATATTACTTGCATAGTTGCAATGAATGGAAAGAATATTCCAGCATGAGACTGTTATTCATTGGCACTTCTCAACAGAAATTAAAGATGAAAATCTTAAAGGAAATTGAAGAAGGTAACATGGAATATTATGATGGCGACTTATCTCAAAAAGAGCAAGCCAAAAAGTTTCGCAAAGACTGGAAACTGAAACAAGAGCTACAATTAATTCAAGATTAACATATGGAGATTATGATTATACATATAATAATGAAGAAATGTAGTCAAAGGAAATTGTAATTTACTTAGAAGAAAGGATGAACAAAATGAAAAATTTTATAGAAGCATTGTTAAAAGTATTACCATTTTTCTTAGGATTAGCAATTAATAGAATTGCAAATAAAATGAGAGTAGATTTATTTGATTGGGAAGTGATTGTCACAACAATTATTGTTTTTATTGTTTACTTAATGATATGTAAATGGATTGAAGGCAAATAATACAGAGAATAAATTAAGGCAGACACGAACAAATGTGTCTGTCTTATTTATTAGGAAGGATGTGAGTTAAATGAGTAAAGAATATTACACGATTGTACGGAAATATTATGGACTTCCCGATTATTTAAGCACAGATTTGTCAGAGAAAGAAGATTGTTTTTGCTTTAATACGGAACACGAAGCCAATAAATGTTTACGAGATATATTTGAAAATGGCGAATGGATAGAAGATGAAAAACATGGAAAAGTGAGATATTACGTAGAAAGGAGAATGTGAAAATGAATGGATACGAATATATTTGCGGAACGACAGCACGGTTTAGAAAGAAATTCCCAGATTTGTATGAACGGAAAGAAAAGAAGCCTGTGTTCATTGATTCAAGCATGTTGGACAAGATCGAAGATATTCCAGATGAGATTAAAGCAGAATTAATAGGTAAATCAAGAATATCACGGATGAACAGAGAAGACTTTGCAATCAATACAGAGGATGAAAACGGATATAAATATTATCTTGATATTGATTGTAGCTGCTATGACTTCTATAAAAACGACAAATTGATTTATTCAGTATTACATGTAGATGGTGCAAGATGGAATATTTATAAGGCAAATATCTATGGTGATTATGAAGATTTGCCTGTAAAGTCAGGCAGTTTGAATTGGAGTGTGAACTTAAATTTTAAGTTAGGCAGAATTGATATTAGTGCTTATGAAAGTGAGGTTGATTGATATGACAATGGAAATATTAAAAACCAGAATAGATGAAATATTAAAGAAAATGTTGGGTGTAAATGAAGATGGTGGCATTGAAATTTATACTGACTATAGAGAAAGAGAACTTTCTGATAGTTTTTTAAAAGAGATATTTGAGCATGATAATCCAATGGAGGCTTTTAATGATGAATTAGCTAATTGGGCTACGGATTATGCAATGGAGTACGGAGAAGATGAGCTTAAAAAGGATATTCGTAAAGAACTAACAGATGAAGAAGAAAAATACTTTACAGATAATTTTGATGAAATATGGGAGTATGTGAAAGAAAACACATATTTCTATTATAATTCAGAAGACTTTAATAATGAAGTCAAAGTAAATATTATGGTGGATTGTGGTAATTGGAATTACGATTGCGTTTGCGATAATGTTCTGAATTGGTATGGAAATTCAGGAGATGGAAGTATTGATAAAGAGTCATCTATGCTGTGGTTAGCAAAAACACAAGGTAAAGCAACTGCATTAAGAAAAGCTTGTAAACAAGTACATAGGAATGACGGATATTATGTAGATAGAGATAAAAATAAAGACAAATTTATTGAAAGCTGCATACAGGAATTTGAAAATCTTCCATCACATATGGCAACTGTAACATTTCTTGTAAAAATGCCGTTATTTGATTTATTTGATTTAATCGAATTACAGAATAAAGAATATGACGAAAAAGGAAAATATGATCCACGAAAGAATGAAAAATCAAAATCTTATATAGTTCTTGGAAAAGAAACAATGTGTGGGTTGTATGATTCTTGGTCTGGTGGTGGTTCTGTATTAGAAGTAGAACTGGACAAGGATGTTAAACTTCCTATTAAATATGCAATCTTTTGTGTAGAGGGATGTAAGATGCATGGATATGATATCAATGAAGTTTATGGACTGATTGATAGTTGTTGGAAAGAAACAGTAAAGGAAATAAAAGAGGTTGCATAAAACAAAAGGAAAGAACTGTTTGCATGGAAAAGGAGACAATAATTATGGAAGAGAAAGATATTAGAATTTGTCCAGTATGTAATAAGGAAGTAGAAAGAAATGATATGAATTTCACAAGGGATTGTCATGGAATTACTTTTAGATTAGTATGCACTGATTGTTGGGAGAAACTAATGGAAAAAGGATATGACGGTGAATATTACAGTGAAATTGATGAATGTATTGATGAATATTATTAGGAGGTAGCGTAATATGACATACTACGAAACAAAAATAGGAAAGATTATTGAGGAAGAATTCGATTCACGAATGGGAAATGCGGTTGTTTCTTATATCATGGATAAAGGAATGAGTAACGTAAAGGAGATTACTGATGAGCAGATTGAAAAACTTGAAGGTAACGGACTTATGACACAGGATTTTGTTCAGTCATTAGTAAGGTGTGCAAAGCGGATATGCAATGAGTGTGAGTGGATTGAACTGATAGAGTTCATTAGATTGCATTTATGGTGTACTCCAACAGTACATGATGTGTATTTATATAAAGAAGATTTCACAAAGGAATCATTTGCAGAATTACTTGATAATCTGGATCTTGATGAAAGCGAAGTTGGTGAAGAGATTAAGTTATTTGCAGTAGTTGATAAGGATTGTATAAAGGAGTGATTGGATATGTTAAATCAGAATTGGTTTCAGGATAAAAGGTTTGTAATGTTTGAGGATTTTGCGGAAAGTCAGAGTTTCTTTGACACAGAGACTAAGAATATTTATGTTGTATCAGAAGAATATGGACAGAAGGGAAGTAATATTATTCAAGAAATTACACCTGAGTCATTTGAGTACACGCCTAACTATAATAGATATAAAAAATTTATAGGGATTAAGGAAAAATATACAGTAACTTATACAGCACAAGTTGATCAAACAATCGAAGCGAGTTCTTTAGAGGAAGCGATGGAAATAGCAAAGAATGGATTTGGCGAATATGAAAATCAAGCTTTTGAAAGTATTTATTTATCAGAAATCGCTATTATAACAGATAAAGACGGAAACGAAGTATAAAGGAGAGTGATTTGTATGAGAGATTTAAAACCTGGTGATGTTATTCATGTTCAAGAAATTGTTTGTGAGATTGCAGAAATTGCATGGCAAGAGCCTTGGGATTGGAGAGAAGCATATTACTTAGAGTTTAGAGATACAAACGGAATATACAGAAGTTGGAAACAAAATTTCGATGGTGGTTATGCTGAGTTGAAGGGAGAGTGATTAGTATGATGACAAGAGAAAGATTTGCAGAGACAAACTGGAAAATGAGTTATGAGGAATATCAGAAATGCGATTGTACTGAATGTAAAAAAGAAGAATGTCAACACAGAGGAGCATATAGAAGAGTACCTGAAATTGATGGTGGTCTTGGTTTATGTCCTAATTTGAAGGGAGAGTGATTAAATGGAAGAATTACTAAACAAATTAACAGAAGAACAGAAAACAGAGTTGAGTAATTTGTGCCAAAAAATTAATGATATTTTTGAGGAAAATGATAACTTTACTGAAGATGATGTAGATAAATATGCAGGTACTTCATTACAAAAGGGAATTTACCAAGTAATGAATGAGTTAGGCTTATGGTGTACTGTATAAGTTATCTGGTGTAAATAAAGGCAATTTAGAACACGAAGAATTTTTCGATACTAAAGAGCAGATAGACAAAAGATATGTGGAGGTGTGATTTTATGGTAGATCGGTGGACAGGCGAATGGACGGAAGAAAAAGATTATAGTAAATACCCAAAAGAAAAATGGTGTGATTGTGATTACATGGCAGTGTGGATTAGAGAGCAAGGATATAAACCAAAAACATCAATGAATAATTTACTTGCATCAATTTTTGCACACTACGACTGTGAAATTGAAGATGAAGATAGTAGCTACAGAATAGATAATGGAAATTTTGACTCAGAAATTGAAGCTGTACAGGCATATGTAGCTGATACAGGATTAAGCGAATTTGATTATGAAGCATAGATTGGAGTGATAGAAATGAAAATTACACAAACAAGAGTAAAGCAGTATAACAGTACATACAAGACAGTCATTGCAGTTGATGAAATTCCTGTGTGTATTACACGGAGCAACAAGAGAGCAAGTGACATTGTTTCCTATTTATCAGGATATGAAGTTGAGATTAATGATGAAAAATTAAAAAAGCAGTTGGATAAAATTAGAAATAGGAAGTGAAGGAAATGACAAAATTAGAATATAAAAAATGTGAAAAACTTATGAATGAAGCAATTAGAAATGTAGAAACTGCAAACGAAGAATTTTCTAAAGCTGGAAAATGTTATGACACAACAGAAAGACATATTTTGGAAACTAAGGCATGGAATCACAGAGGTTATGCCGAAGGTATCAATCAAGTTCTTGCAGTTATAGGTTTTAAGCATGAACAAATGGTAGAGTTAGGGAAATTGATAAACTAAATGGATTGGAGTGATAGAAATGAAAAAAGACGAGATGATTAATGTGAATTTTATGGAAATTGTACATGAAATATGTACTACAGCTTCTACAGATTGTAGAAGTCTTAATAAAAGTGATTTGTCACGGAAACTAATGGATTTAGTAAATATTCCACAAAATGCAGAAATTCAGGAGATTCCTCTTGACTGGGAAGATCAAGTAGATGTTTGTTTTACTATACCTAATGATGATAATTATTATTCATTGTATGCAGGTCATTGGTTAGATGATACGGAAAGCATGAAACTTGCAAATACTGGAAAAATAGATGGAAGTCAATTTGAGTTTTATGAAAAGGAAATTGATCTTCCTTTAGATTATTTTAATATGAAATAGAATTTCAAATGGAAGGATAGTTGATGAATTATGGCAAAATTTAATGTTAGATATTATGAGTGCTATGAAGGATATTATGAAGTAGAGGCAAACAGTAAAGAAGAAGCAGAAGAAAAGTTAATTGATGCTATTAATGAAGGTAGAGAAAATGCACCAGATCAGTGTTATGACAGTGACGCAGAAGCTACGGAAATGGAGGAATAGATATGGAAAATATTACAGTAAGAGAATGGGTAAATAAATTTAATAATAAAGAATTTGAGTCTAAAAACAGAGCAGTTCAGTGCAATGCAGGTTGGTATGATTGGTTTTGTTCAGATGATGCGTTGGCTGGAAGATTAAAGAAGATGAGAAACATTATAAAGGATATTAAGAGTGATTACATTCTTGATAATTTCAGAGTGTGGTTTAAAAATAATTGTCCTTGTTCTTATCCATTATATGATGATTTTAGATTTGAACCAATAATGGAAAACGGAAAAGATTCAGATGATTTAATTCGTGATCAATTATATTTTGGAGTACAGTGTGGGCATCCATTTGGAAGTGAGTATATGTATGAAATATTTACAGCAAGGAATGGATACTCTGTTGAATTTAAATGTAAAAATAAAAGGGAAGTATTAAATGTAATTGAACAACTTGCAGAAGATTTTCAAAAAGAAATGGAGTAATGATATATGCTAGATATTACAAATTTATATGCTTACAGGATTGAAGAATTGGCTGTTGGAATTGTAAAGGCAAAGTCATATGAAGATGCAAGAGAAAAGGTGAAAGCAGCTTATTTGAAACACAACGATTGTTTTGATTCTGAAAGAGATTTTATTGAGATAAAGGAAATTGCAGAAGATGATTCGTGGTTCAGCGATAATCCTGATGTAGTTGAAGTTGATGAATTAGTGTAGAAATGGAGTGATGATATATGAATATTAAAGAAGTAATGCGAAAAGCAGTACGAGCTTTATTAAGTAGCGGATCATATGACGATTTGAATGAAGAACAGAATGCAGTTGTTGTTGAATTTGAAACGGAATTATGGAAACCAAAAGTTGATGAATTGAGAAAATCAATGCCACCAGAAGAAATAAAAGAAACAATACATGATTGGTGGCAGGATTATGAGATTGCAGACGGAACAGAAGATAATTTGTTAGCATATGTGTAACTATGAATCAAGAGTTCCTTTTGAAGAATGGAGGCAGACATGGAAAAAATTGATAATAATATTCAATTAGCTTTCTTAGGTGGTATAAAAGCTGGATTAGAAGCATTAATTCATGGACTTGAAGTAGTAGCAGAGAACAATAACGGGCAAGTATCATTTGAGTTTGTTAAAATGGTTTCTGCTAATACGATAGCTGATGTAGAATTAAAATTGTCTAGTATAGAGAATGGGAAAGGTCTTATAGATGCTTTAAATAATAAAAGTGAATGAGGATTTCCTGTAAAGAATGGAGGCAATATCATGAGTAAAAAATATTATCCAATTGAGGATGCGGTAAATAATGTTTCACAAAAATTCAAACTTGGGTTGAAAGATGCAAATAAAATGAACGAAGAGGAATTTAACAATGCAGAGGAATACATATTGAAATATGTAAAATTTGTAAGTCATCCAGATTATGTACAGTTAATACCACAATCGCTAGAAACAGGAGAATATATTTTGTAAGAATGAAACGATGATTTTTGAGTTAGAAAGCGAGGTAAAATATGATTACAAGAGATATGATAAAAAATGGTTTCGAAAATGGGACTATTTCAATTGAAGAAGAGTGTTTCGGATGTTTAGGCATCTGTTGCAAAATCGGAGATAATGCTTTTTGCTTTCTGGGTTCGCAAGATGACAATATCACAAAAGAAGAGTATTGGAAATCATACACATTGGATATGACAATTGATATGATTTTTGACATTCTTAAAGATTCTGAATCAGCAGAGGAACATGGACTGGATGATTTGGAAATTGGATATTATGAATCAGTATTAAAGTAAATGAAACGGAAATTTGAAGTGAAAGTGAGGTATAAAGATGTTAAGTGAAGATTTAAAAGGAAAAAGATGTGCAGGGTGTGGACAATGTGTTCATGCAAATTATGATAAAATGAAGTGCTATCCTGATTCGGGAGATTGCAAGAAAGAATACGATTTGACAGAAGAAGATTTTCACACAGAAACAAGATGTGATTTTTTCAAAAGCAAATAAATCTATTGAATCGAGATTTGATTGGAGGTAAAAAGATATGGATAAAAAATGTAAATGCAGCTCAAATAACTGTGATGAATGCTTTGAATGTGGAAGATACTATTCATCCCATTCTCCACATTATGAAAGCTATTATAAACGAGAAGTAGTTAATATTACTTGTTTTTTTGGTGAAGCGGGTACTTATGATGCTGAAACAAGACAACGATTAAGCACTATTTAAAGAAAAACATCAGAAATCTAATTAGCTTTAACTCGTAAATAGTTTAACTTATTTGTGCATAATGTACAAAATACAATGAATTAGGCACATTTACAATAATATTGTAGAATTCTTCACACTATGTTACAATGTAAATAATATTAAAAGGGAGGTTTTGAAGTAGGCTGAAAAATGTTTCATCAACAAGACAACTATCAGATACAGAATATTGGAGTAAAGTAATTAAAGAGAGAAATAAATTTATATTAGATAATAAATATTCTGTAATAGATTGTGGTATTTATAGTTTGGGAGATACTTATGTTATTGGAGAAAATCACAAAGAGGCAGGGGAGTATCTTGAAGAAAAATACAATCATATATCAAGTCAAAAAAATGGAATATTACTTGAAAAAGAAACGGAACAGAAATTCGATGTACAAATTTGGGATAGTACAGATTTTATAATTGACAACTTAAAGGAAAAAATTAAAAAATAACTAATTTTACAATGGTACTTAAATAAATATTAAGTGTCATTCTTATATGAAAATGGAGGTAGATAATATGTTAGGTTCATTATTATTTTTGGGAGCTTTGGGAATTAGTGGAATTCATTGTGGTGTAGAAAATTATCAGATAAAGAAAGAAAGTGCAAAATTTGACAAAAATGGAAATATAACATATTTTGATCGAAAGGGTCAGGATTATATAAATCATGAAAAAGTTTATAGAAGTACACAATATGACAAAAATAACCAAGAGCATCATCAGACTATTGGTGTTAATAGTGGAATAGTATATCATGACGATTATGATGATAGGTCAAAATGGAAAAGAGATATGTCAAATGACAATAGAAGAAATGCAATTGAATATGGATACCCTGTTTACGAAAATTATGACCCTAGATTTAATAAATTTGTAACAACTGAAATTGCAACAGGAAAGGTTATTGCTTGTATATTCCGAGATCAGTATAGCAAAGAATGTAGAAAATTTTATGTACATGATGATATGATTAATAAATATGGACAGTGTGCATATAACATGTCATCACCTAATGATTTCGGTGTAATTATTACAGAAGAAGAATATAATAAAATCAAATCTGCTGGAGTATCACCAACTTTTAGTCTTGTTCCAAATAGGGAAGTATATAACCAATTAACGAAGTTAACTGATAAATTAGCAGATGAGGCATATGAAGCAGATGTTAGAAAATATTGGGGAACGGTAGGTAATAAGGCAGATGAGATAATAGAAAACTATTATAAAACAAAATATGGTTCAGATTATCAAAATCATATGAAAAAATAATTAAACTAAAAGGTTATTATAAACTGAATAAGCAGGGGTGGAAATGTGCTCAAAAGATATTATTGAGTTACTGAATGATGTTATGTAAAATGAAGGAATTGATGTATATGTTGAAATATAGAATAAGTCAATTAAATGGAAACTGGTAAAATTGTAAAAGAATTACGGTATTAAATAATAGTTTCATATGAGGAAAGGGAACGAGGACTGAAGATATATCAGTCCTCTTTTTGATGTAATTTTGGATCATCTGTGCGTCCAACAAGATAGTCAATGGAAACATTAAAGTAATCAGCGAGTTTAATCAGCATATCAAGGCTTGGTTTTTTGTTTCCATTCTCAAAATTACCAATAGTTCCCCTTGTAGATTCAATTTCTTTACCAAGCTGCTCCATAGTAAGACCATTAGAAGTTCTCAATTCCTTTAGTCTTTCAGAAAAACTTGGAAAAAAAAAGAAAAACATAAAATCACCTCTTGACATAAGTATTCAAATAGAATACAATAATGATGTATTCAAACGGAATACATAACTGGAAAGGAGATAATTATGAACCAGCTAAAACAAATCCGTTTGGAAAATAAATGGACTCAACAATATGTGGCAGATAAAATTAGTATTACAAAATCTGCATATTCAAACATTGAGAATCAGAATAGAAGTCCATCACTAAAAGTAGCCATTCAATTACAAAATTTGTTTGGTCTATCAATTGAAAAACTGTTGGAAAATAAGAATAGCAACCCTACACCGACCAAAGTTTAGAAGTTGCCATTCCACCCGATTTGAACTTAGTCCGAAGTCAATTATATTCTATCGTACTTTCTGGACTTTTTCAAGTCGAATTTTCCAAAACAAAATTTGTACCCTGAAAACTGAATAGCAGATCGGCTATCTGTAAAAGCTGTCGTGATGGAGTTGAAATACTCTGGATAGTTTGCGAGCAGAATGGAGAATAAACCATTAGAAAGCTATCAACAAATCTATTTTAAAGAAAGGAAGATGCGATATGCGATTAACAAAAGAACAGAACGAAACAGAAAACCCATTACTTGATAATAGACAACTTAGGGATAAGTGTGTCGGAAGATATGAAGTATTGGAACAGGTAAAAACATTGTTACTTTTACCAGATAATGAAACGGCAACAGTAAAACAAATTGCTGAATATTATTCATCAATTAGGACAGATGAAGAGAAAGCATTGGGTAAGAAAGATATTATTATTTCAGAAGATGCGATTCAAAAAATTTATCAAAGAAACAAAGAAGAGTTTTCCAATGATGGTGTAATGGTTAAAAAGTCTAAGGATTTTTTGAATTGGACAAAGTGTCCAAGTCAAAGAGGAAGTATTACGATGCAATTTGATAATGGAAAGATACTAACAATATCAAATGCAGGAATCAAAGTATTTCCTAAAAGAGCAATTCTTAGAATTGGAATGCTTTTAACTGGATCAGAGGTTAGTTCTGAAATCCGTTCACAGCTTCTTAATATAGAAGAAAAGACTTCAACGGAAACTAAAATAGAAGATATTGAAGAAGAGCAGAAATTAATGCTTAGTGTCGGAATGGCTGTAGCAAGCGGAGATGCAAATGCAGTTGCAATAGCATCAGCGAATCTTGTGGCGTTTAAGAATAGGCATGGCTAATATAGACGGATATTATTATAAGCCACGTATTGATTTGGAGTTATTATTTAATATTCCTAAAGATAACGTGATTGTAACATCTGCTTGTGTTGCTGGATGGAATTATGAGAATGCAGAAGATATATGGTTAAAAGTACATAAATATTTTGGTGACAATTTCTTTTTAGAAGTGCAGTATCATAATACAGACAAACAAAAGGAATTGAATAAAAAGATATTAAGAATTGCAAAAGAGCATAATATCCAGATTATTTGTGGTCTTGATAGTCATTATGTAAAAGATGAGAATTCAATCAAGCGTGATCAGATTCTTAAATATAAGAATATTAATTATCCTGACGAGGAAGGATGGTATCTTGATTATCCAGATACTAAGACTGTTATAAAAAGATTTGAAGAACAAGTGCCGTGTCTGAATCAACTGGTAAAAGAACAGTATGTGCAGCTATTGAGGGTGGTTATCTTGATGAATTTGGATATGTCAAAGAGGATTTTCTTATTGTAGATAGTGTTTATCTCACATATAAATTCTTCCATAGTATCGGTATGGAAGTTCCTACCTTTGATGAACTAAGACATATGATAGACAATGATAAAAAGACATGGGATATTTATGCGAATGGTATAACTTCAATCAATGTGAAAAAGAAGCCACGACTAATCGTGTAAAAAAATATAAGCCACAGAATTTGGCTGAATTAAGTAGTTTTATTGCAGCAATTAGACCTGGTTTTGCCTCATTACTTAGTACATTCTTAAATCGTGAACCATATACAACAGGTGAAAAAAAGATTGATGACTTATTATCCGACACTGCCCACTTTATGATTTATCAGGAATCTATTATGAAAGTTCTTTCATTCCTGCAATTACAAATGGGTGAAACATATGGTGTCATTAAATCTATTTCCAAAAAGAAATTAAAGGGTGAGAAGAAAGAACATTTGCTTTCTGAATTAAATCACTCATGGAATGATGAATTTGGAAATACAGATAATTTCAAGAATGTATGGAATGTAATTGAGGATTCTGCGAGATACGCCTTCAATTCTCCACATGCTTATTCAATGGGAGGGGACTCTGCTTATCAAGCTTGGTTCAAAGCACATCACACAAAAACATTTTACGAAGTGGCTATTAACCATTACCAAGAGAAAAATAAAAAGGATAAAATTGATGCTCTTGTAAAAGAAGCTATTAAATTTTGGGGATATAAATTAGGTGATTATGAATTTGGTGCAGATAATCGAAAGGTTACAATCAACGAAGAGAATAAACTAATATATCCTAATCTATCCAGTGTCAAAGGTTTTGGTGAAGGTGTAGTTGATACTTTATATGAATTAGGACAAAAGGAATATGAAACTTTTACAGATGTTTTGACTGCATTGTTTTCTAATTCAATCAATAAAACCATTGTTAATAAACTTATTAGGATTAATTATTTTAAGAAATATGGGGATGTAAACACTCTACTTGAAATTACACGATATTATGATCTGCTCAATGGAGCAAAGCAAATTGCAAAAGATAAAGCTGAAAAGAATAATCTACCATTTGATGTTCTTGCAAAGTATGGGAATGAGACTGCAAAGCAGTTTAATAAACTTGATTCTGGCAAAATTATTAATGAGCTAATTTCAAAAATTCCATATAGAGAATTGACATTAAAAGAAAGATTAGACAACCAACGAGAAGTTCTTGGAATTGTAAGTGATTCAGATCCAAAAGTAAGTAAGCGTTTGTATTATGTATCTGAATTGGATATTAAAAAATCCATAGTAAATGTTCACTTGTTTGAAATTTATAGTGGGAAAACAAGAGATGTAAAAATGTGGACAAGTCAGTATAATCGCAACCCATTTGATTTGGGTTCTATTCTTTACATAATTTCCCTTGAAAAGAAAAATAAAAAAGAGCCAACAGGTGAAATAAATCCACAGACAGGAAAGAAGATTTATAAGGAAGTTCCTGATAAATTCGAGTTTTGGTTGAGTAAATTTGCAATTAAGAATGATATTGAGGAGGACGAAGACGATATTTAGCAAGTACAAATATACAGATAAGGAGATGGAAGAGTTAATATCTTCCATCATAATCCTTATAGATACTCGTGAGAAAGTAAACTCTCACATTACAGATTATTTTGATAGAAAAGAAATTTCTTATAAGAAGAAAGCTCTTGACTATGGTGATTATAGTTTCATGATTCCTGCTAACGAGAAGTTATCAATACCTCGTGATTTGTATTTTAATACCACTTGCGTAATTGAACGAAAAGCAAGTCTCGAAGAAATTAGCAATAATTTAACAAAAGAGCGTGATAGATTTGAAAAAGAATTATGCCTTGCACCAAAGACTAAAGTGTTACTAATTGAAAATGCTTCTTATGAGGATATTGCCACAGGTAATTATGATACAAAGTATAATCGGAAATCTTTTATAGCATCTATTCATAGTTTTTGGTTCAAGTATAATATTCCAGTTATGTTTATGCCAAACAATCAATATTCTGGCTTATTCATTCGTGAATACTTTGAATATTTCTTAAAGAATTACCTTCGATAGAGAGAATAATACAGTAGGAGGTAATGATTATATGAAAATTCTAACAAGATTATTTACGAAAAATCTTACTAAAATTCCTCTGTTGTGGATTACATTCAACTGGAAGTTGTTTAAAAAGAATGGTGCAAAAGGTTCTTGTATGTGTAATATTCATCCTTGTCTAAAGGATGATGAACACATCAAGACCACAATACAAGAGTTATGTGACTATATAAGAGACAATTATGATATGGAGAAAATTATATGAACATGTCAATAGAAGAGGCTATTCGTATTTTAGATCTTGAAACATCAGCAGATGCGATTGCAGAAATTGAATATTATGCTGGCTTTAACACAGATAAACCAATTGAGAAAGTCAACGAAGCTTGTGCAATTGCTTGTGATGTAATGAGAGAGCATTTAAGAGATGTGGAAACAATGTTTTCCGACAAAGAATGTTATGAAGATTTGAGACAGATGTCACATGAAAAGGTTGTTGATTTATTCTTTAAAATGAAAAAGCTATTCAATAAAGCATGTGAGCGTTGTGACAAGTTAGAAAAAGAGAATATTGAATTGACAGATTTGAATGAGTGGAGTGATTCCATCACAGACAAACGAAAGACACAATGTTACAAAGATAATGGGAAGGTTTGGTGTTACTACTCTAGTGACTCACTAAATCCGTGTGGTTGTGGCTCAAACTGTTATCATTATGAATTTGATGGTAAGAAAATTTATGGAGTATGTAATGCATGTGATACTGATATTTATGAAATGAAGAATGAGTTTGTAAAGGAAAAGTTAAAACAAGGAATTTGGAAATAACTCAAACTCTGGGATGCCCATAAATAGGGCGTTTCAGAGACTCAAAAAGCCAATGAAAGACGGATTTTATGTCTGTCATTTATATGAAAGAGAGGTATAAATATGGTTTATGGAGTATTTGGTGGTTGTTATAGTGACTGGTATGTAGTCGGATATTTCACCAATCGTCAAGATGCAGAAAAATATTGCTGGTTATGTGGGGATGGTGACTATTATGTAAAGCCATTAAAAGATTTAACTGATGAAAAAGATTTATCAAAAGTATCATTAAAATACTGTCATGAAGTTTTATTTGATTGTAAAGATGATGAAAACAGATGGGTTATGAGAGAAGAACCTGAAAGATATAATTGCTATATTGACAATGATTTAAGATGTAATAGCGTAAGACAAGGTACGTTGCTTAAAAATAACTGGGTATGCTTTATTGTCAATATTGATCATGATGATAGGAGATTAGCAGAAAAAATTGCTCAAGATTATTTAGCTGAGCTTCGTTCTTATGGAGATGGGAAAATTTACAAAAAGAATATTGAATTGATGAATGATAAATTCGTAGCATCATTCAAAGAAAAAGAGAGAATAAGAAAAGAAGAAGAAATTAAACAAAAAGAACTTGCAGAATTAGAAAGATTAAAAGCTAAATACGAAACAAAATAAACGACAGTTTCTTTGGAAGATGAAAGGAGAATATATTAATGAAAAATATCGCAACGACAATTGCTTATGCGTCTGCATGGATTGCAACATCAATAGCAGTAATTTTTGCAATTAAATACACAGGATCTGCTTGGTGCTTGTGGGCGTTATTGTTTCCTGCTTGTATTAGTGATGATATTAGTACGAGTGATGAAAGCAATGACAGTGAAGAAGAATAAATTGGACTTTCATTAGAATATGAAAAATAGGAGGATTAAGATTTGAAATTTGAGAATACAGAAGTATGGGGATTTGAACATGCACTCAGAGGAATGAGAAACGCAATGGAGTCATGGAACAAATCAGATAGTCAGTTTAATAATTATTACGATTTGTCAAAAGGTGATGTTTCGGAATCTTATTTGAAAAAATTCAACAAAGATTTACATATTCACCACAAAACACCAGATGGATATTTTGTCGATATTATTGGTGAAAACGATTTAAAACTTGCTCAAACGCTTATCAAAGCTGGTAGCGCAGATTCAAAATACCTTAGAATGATTCATGTTACTGTTGATGTAGACATGCCTAGATATTGGTGGAGTGAAGCTGACACGTATCATTTTAATACGAAAAATAGCTGTTCGACTATGCATAAATTATTAAATAACATTAATCCAATTACATTAGATATGTTTATGATTTGCGAAGAAGATATTGATTGGTGGACAACTACTGTAAATAATTTGGAAGATTTGCGTAAACAGTATAAAGAAATCCAGGTTACAACAAGGGATTCAAAAGCTATGAACAGATTGCTTGTTAGAGCGAAACGTATGTTGCCAGAAGGATTCGAGCAGATGAGAACATGGGATACAAATTATGCAGAACTTCGTAATATGTATTTTCAGCGTAGACATCATATACTCAAAGAAGAATGGATTGATGCATTTTGTAAATGGGTTGAAACACTTCCGTATGCAGAAGAGTTGATTATGTATGATGGCAAATAAATGTTCATTTCATAAGGATAAGAAAAGGAGGATATATGAAAAACGCTTTAAAAATGACGTGCCTTATATTTGGTATAACTATTTTATTTTTATTTGCATTGGTTATATTTATGTTTCTATTCACATTATTCTTTCGTTTGTTTTTGCCAACTATAATTTCACTTATAATCGGTGGAATTTTATCTGCATTTATTACAATTTTTGTGGCAATTTATATTGACATGAAATATGAAGAGAGGTGATTAATATTAGAAATCCGAATAGATTATATGATTTTTATAATGAAGTAACAAGATTACATATGACACACATGCCTGATTGGAGAGTTGGTCAGTTTTGGATGAACTTTTTAGGTTGGGTGCAAAATGTAAAGAAACGAGATCCGTTTTTTCCAGAAGAGTCAGAAATGCTTACATATTTAAAAGAATATTGTGGAGAGGAAGTAATAACAACGTGAAAAAAATTGAACGAATGAAAGAGCTTATTAATACACTTAATAATGCATCTAATGCGTACTATAATCAGTCTCCAATTATGTCAGATTACGAATGGGATAAACTATACGATGAGTTAGCGACACTTGAGTATACTACGGAAATTGTATTAGCAGATAGTCCTACTCATAATGTTGGTTATTCAGTTGCAGACGAATTAAAAGAAGTAGAGCATAACCATCCAATGCTTTCACTTGATAAAACAAAATCAGTAGATGAGTTAATCGAATTTATTGGGAATAAGGATTGTTTCTTATCTGTTAAAGCTGATGGCTTAACCACATCTCTTCATTATATTAATGGTAAGTTAGTCGGCGCAGAAACTAGGGGCGATGGAGTGAGAGGTACTGAATGCCTTCAGAATGTATTAACAATGAAGAACGTACCAAAGGAAATCCCATATAAGGATGAACTTATTATTGATGGCGAAACAATTATCGGATGGGATACCTTCAGAGAGATTAATGATAAACTTCCAGAAGATAAGAAATATAAACATCCAAGGAATCTTGTGTCTGGTTCATTGCAGTTACTTGATAGCAAAGAAGCTGCAAACAGAAATATGAGATTTGTTGCTTGGAGAGTTATTAAAGGTTTTGAACATAAAACGCCTAGTGAAGATTTATTCAAAGCTAAAGATATTGGATTTGATATTATACCGATACTGAAATCACCTAGAATTAATCAAAAAGAAGAGCTAACAATCTTATTAAATCAAATAAGAGAATCAGCAAATTCACATAATATCCCTTATGATGGAGCTGTTATGGCTGTTAATGATTATAAAATTGCAGAATCTATGGGAAGAACGGATAAATTTTTCCGACATTCAATGGCATATAAATATGAAGATGAATTATTTGAAACTGTGCTTACAGATATTGAATGGAATACTTCAAAGACAGGTTTAATTAATCCTGTGGCGATTTTCGAGCCAGTTGACTTAAATGGAGCGATTACAACAAGAGCAACGCTTCACAATATTACATATATTAAGGACATGATGCTTGGAATAGGAGATAGAATTAGAGTCTACCGTTCTAATATGGTTATTCCTAAAGTGCATGACAGTATTGACAAGAGTGGTAATTTTAATATTCCTAGCAAATGTCCTATTTGCGGTCAGCCTACAAGAATTATCAAAGAAAATGATTCAGAAGTTCTTATGTGCGAAAATCCAGGCTGTAAAGGTAAGCTTTTTGGTAGACTGATTCATGCGGCAAGTCGAAATGCATTGGATATTGAAAATCTTTCAGAATCTACAATAGAAAAATTCATTAATCTTGGATGGTTGAATTCCATTAAGGATATTTATTACTTATCAGACCACGAAAATGAGATGAAATCCATTGAAGGTTTTGGTAAGAAGTCAGTTGAAAAACTTTTATTGTCTATAAATAAATCTCGCAACACATCTTTAGAAAGATTTGTCTATAGCTTATCTATTCCGTTGATTGGAAAATCAGCAAGCAAAGATATTAGTAAGTTATGCGAAGATAATTTTGATAATCTTATTGGTTTAATAAAATCCTCACCAGAAAAGTTATTAACCATTGATGGATTTGGTGTTGTTACGATGAATTCAATGGCAAAATGGTGGTATGAAAATTCATTATGGGTATACGAATTATCGAAAGAATTTACTTTTGAAAAATCTAAATCTGTATCAAACGAAACTTCAAATATATTAGATGGTAAGACATTCGTTGTAACTGGTTCAGTTAATCATTATAAAAATCGTGATGAATTAAAAGCAGATATAGTTGCTTATGGCGGCACAGTTGTCGGATCTGTAAGTTCTAAAACATCATATCTCATTAATAACGATATAAATTCCACATCATCTAAGAATCAAAAAGCAAAATATTTGAATATTCCTATCATTTCAGAAGAGCAATTCTTAGCAATGATTCACTAAATGATCCCAATAAAAAGAGAATATAAGTATGTAACATATTCATTAACTATAGGAGAAAATTATGAAGAGAAAACAAATTCTAGCATTATTATTAATGCTTTCATTAACTCAAGTCGCCCCTATTATGGGGCATGAAGTATTAGCAAAAGAAACCAATGAATCTACAAGTGGTGTGAGTAGTACATTTGCAAATAGTATAAAAAAACATATGCAGGATGTAAAGCAAAATGAAAATGATATTGTTACAGGATATACGACATGCAGTGTAAACATCAGAAGTGAGCCTGATATTAAAAGCGAAGTAGTGATGATATTAAAATATGGTGACGAGATTAAATATATTAAAGATGATTATGTAACTGATGAATGCAATTACATATGGAATAAAATCATCTTTCAAGATAAAGAATTTTACATTTGTTCTGAATTCATTTCCCAAACACCTCCAAATTTTGTTTATTATGATGTTCCTTTAAATGGGATAAAGAGTTTTATGAGTTATAAAGCTATTACATCAAAATCCAGTCCACAATATAAACTACAAAATATTGCATATACAGGGAATTATGGTATTCGTCAAGTAAATGGGAGATATTGTATTGCCATTGGATCTTATTTTACAACAGATATTGGTCTATACATAGATTTAATTTTAGAAAATGGCGAAATTATCCCTTGTATTTTAGGAGATTGTAAGGACGATAAACATACTGACTCACAGCACATTTTAACATATGATGGTTCATTAGCTGAATTTATTGTAGATACTCCATTTTTAAATAGAGATGCTAAATTACATGGCGATATATCAAAATGTGATGAATGGGATAGCACGATTGTTGGTGTAAAAATATATGATGAAAAGGTGGAATTATGATTAAAATAAAAGTCAAAATGAGAAATATAGAAGATGTTATGGATTTTACAAAGGATATGTCAAAAATGGCATCTGATGTTGATATTATAAAAGATAAATATTGTTGTGATGCAAAATCATTATTGAGTCTTTATTCGATAAATCTCCGTGAACCATTTGATATTGTTTTGAATAGTGATGACTTATCGGAAATTGCATTTTTCAAATCCATTTGTGAACGATATGAGGTAAAAAATGATGAGAAAGACATTTGATAAATTTAGTATTTGGGGATTTAATCATGCTTTGAGAATGGTTAAAAACAATAATCCTAATTATAAAAATGATAGTGGCATTTGTAAGGGTGGAGAAGATGGAATAGGATGTAATCATTGCTTTTACAAAGGAAGATGTAACCATCCATATGATCATGGTTTTAAACTAGGAATATTAGACATGTCATATATAAAAAATGATATTAAGCATACCGTTGAATTTGGAACAAAAAGAAGTATTTTAAATTATGTATATGTGTCTTTCGATGAAACAATGGGAGATAAGTCTTCTACAAAAGTATATACATACAATCAATTATTGCAATATATTGAGTGTAATCCAAAATCAGATAGAACAATTTTTTTTAAAACATTACCGTATGTATCAGAACTATACAATTTTTATATAGGATATAAATCTTATTATAAAAATTGTCAGAAAAAGATTATGAAAGACACAAAAATCATCATTAAAGAGGAGGTATATGGATAAAATGCTTGTATTAATAGGTAAAGCAGCATCAGGAAAAGACTCTGTTAGAGAAATTTTGGTAAAAAAACATGGTTTTCATTCGATTGTAACTTATACAACTAGACCGATGCGAGAAGGTGAAATCCAAGATATTACATATCATTACATTTCAGAAAATGATTTTTTGCAGAAAATTGAAAGTGGATTTTTTGCCGAATGGAAGAAATATGATGTTAATGGAGAAGCATGGTATTATGGTTCTGCTAAAGAAGATTTAAAAAAGGCTGATAAAAATACTATTATTATACTTACACCAGAAGGTGTTCGAGATATTAGAGATAATGATATTGATCCAACAGTAATTTATTTGTATACGAATTTAGAAACAATAAAAAAACGTTTAATGAAACGTAATGATACAAATGATAAATTAGAAGATCGAATTCAAAGAGATACAAAAGATTTTGAATTTGCTGAAATATTAGCAGACAAGATTATCTCTAATGATTTCAATGATGACATTAATGATGTAGTAGATACAATAATGTATTTTTATAATTTAGTACAGTAAGGAGGAATTAATAATGGAGACATTTCAGGTTTATACTGCTGGTGCGACAAAGCATGTATCAAATGACGAATCATATCAATGGAGAAAATCTACTAGAGATTGTTTGGAAAAAGTAAATGAGAGATACAATGTTAACGTATTTATTCCAAGTGAATCTTTTAATTATGATACATTGTTGCCTAAGACTGAGAAACAGTGTATGAATTATTTTTTACATAAAGTTAGTAAAAGTGATTTGTTACTTGTAAATTTAGATAATTCAAATTCATCAGTTGGAACTGGTATGGAAGTACAAAAGGCTTTTGATACGGGAATACCTATTATTGGATTTGGCACAAAGAATATATATCCATGGATAAAAGAAGATTGTGATATCGTGTTTGAAGATAGATTTGATGCTTTGGTATATATTAAGGAATATTATTTATTGTAATGAAACGAGGTGATTAGATTAAGTGATTTTTAGAACGTTAACCTGTCATGGTCTTGCTAACGAATTATTATCTAAACCAGATGATTTTCTAACTGTAACAATAAATGATAGAGAATATAGTATTAAAGCAACTAAAAAAGTAAAAACACATGCAAATTTAGATGATGGAGTAATACATACGACATTAATATGTGATGAAATGCATGGAAATATTGTGAGGTGATTGGGATATTGAATAAAGAAGAAAAGAAAATGATTATTGAGTTAATTTGTAACGAGCAAACACACATGATTATCAAAGATCATACAAAATATGATTCTGATAAGTATAAGAAACTAGAGGTATTGAAAATAAAAATTAAGGATATGTAGGTGAATATATGTCAGATATCACAATGTGTAGTAGTGAACATTGTCCTATGAAAGATAAGTGTTATAGAGCATCAGCAAAGCCAAACAAGTTTGCACAAAGTTGGTCAAATTTTGAGTATACTTGTAATGAGAATAGCGGATTTAATAAATATATTTCACAAAAACATTAAAATAAGTCAAGAAAATACATCATAAATTGATTTATTTTATTTTGAAAGGACAATAAAAAGGTTGATTTCTTATGGAATCGAGAAAGGAGATAAAATTTGTACAATGTAATAAAAAAAGATGGCACTATAGAGCCTTATAATGAACAGAAGATTATTGATGCTTGTAACAAAGCTGCTAGACGTGCCATGTATGAGTTGTCAGGCAATGATTATGCACAGATTTTAAACGATGTATTAGCAAAAATAGATGAAAGTTATGATGAAGATACAGATATTGAAATTTACGATATGCATAACATTGTAGAATCTGTGTTGGAAGAAGATTTTCCAACGGTCGCTAAAATGTATAAGGAATATAGGAATTATAAAAAAGATTTCGTACATATGATGGACAAAGTATATGAACGTAGTCAGTCTATCAGATATATTGGAGATAAAAGCAACGCTAATACTGACTCTGCTCTAGTAGCAACAAAAAGAAGCCTTATTTACAACGAATTGAGCGGAGAACTGTATAAGAAATTCTTTTTAACTTATGATGAAAAACAAGCTGCAAAGGATGGATATATCTATATTCACGATAGAAGTGCAAGACTTGATACGTTTAATTGTTGTCTTTTTGATGTAGGAAACGTAATGCACAATGGTTTTGAAATGGGTAATATTTGGTACAATGAACCAAATTATCTTGATACAGCATTTGATGTAATGGGAGATATTATTCTTTCAACAGCCGCACAACAGTATGGAGGATTTACAGTTCCAGAAGTTGATAAAATTCTTGAACCGTATGCTGAAAAATCATATGAAAAATACCTTAATGAATATCTAGCAATATGTGAAGATATTGATGGTTTAATTCCAGAATTGTCTGATATGAGATGTGAGAAAGGTTCTGAGTATGCTACAGAAAAAGTTCAGCGTGATTTTGAACAAGGATGGCAAGGCATCGAAATGAAGTTAAATTCTGTCGGATCAAGCCGAGGAGACTATCCTTTTGTTACGATGACACTTGGATTGGCAACATCCAAGTTCGGCAAAATGGCAGCTATTTCACTTCTTAAAGTTCATTCTGAAGGACAGGGAAAGAATGGATTCAAACGACCTGTGTTATTTCCAAAGATTGTATTTTTATATGATAAAAATCTTCACGGAGATGGTTCATACAAATATCCGAGTGCAGATGTATTCAATGCAGGAATTGATTGTAGTAGCAAGACAATGTATCCAGATTGGTTATCATTGACTGGTGATGGATATGTTGCAGAGATGTATAAAAAATATGGTATGGTGGTATCTCCAATGGGCTGTAGAGCTTTCTTATCGCCTTGGTATGAAAAAGGTGGTATGCATCCAGCAGATGAAAACGATAAACCAATATTTGAAGGACGTTTTAATCTTGGTGTTGTTTCTCTTCATCTTCCTATGATTCTTGCGAAAGCTCGTAGAGAATCCAAAGATTTCTATGAGGTTCTTGATTATTATCTTGAATTAATCCGTGGATTGCATAAGAGAACATATGATTATATTGGTGAATTAAGGGCAAGTGTAAATCCAGTTGCTTTTTGTGAAGGTGGTTTATTAGGTGGCAATTTAAAGCCAACAAATAAGATAAAATCAATTCTTCCACCAATGACAATGAGCTACGGAATTACTGCATTAAATGAATTACAGAGACTTTATAATGGTAAATCTATTCGTGAAGACGGGCAGTTTGCATTAGAAGTCATGCAATATATCAATGATTATACAAATCGGATTAAAGAGGAAGATCATATTTTATATGCAATTTACGGCACTCCTGCCGAATCGTTGTGTGGTCTTCAGATTGAACAGTTTCGCAAGATTTATGGAATCATTGAGAATGTATCTGACAAGCCTTATGTAAGTAATTCGTTCCATTGTCATGTATCAGAACAGATGTCACCTATTGAAAAACAGGATAAAGAAGGACGTTTCTGGAATTTATTTAATGGTGGAAAGATTCAGTATTGCAGATACAATCTAGGATATAACAAAGAAGCAATTAAAACACTTATTCTTCGAGCAATGGATAAAGGTTTTTATGAGGGTGTGAATCTTGCAATGTGTTACTGTGAAGATTGTGGATATCAGCAAGTAGAAATGGATATATGTCCTAAGTGTGGTAGTACGATGATTACTAAAATTGACAGGATGAACGGATATTTGGGATTTACAAGAGTACATGGTGAGACAAGATATAATGAGGCTAAAAATGCAGAAATTGCAGATAGAGTTTCGATGTAAGGAGCGTGGTTCATATCAATTATCATAATATTACACATGATGATATGAACAATGGTGATGGTCTGAGAGTTGTTTTATGGCTCTCAGGCTGTTCTCATCATTGTTATAATTGTCAAAATCCTCAAACATGGAATCCTGATAGTGGTATTCAATTTGATGAATCCGCAAAGCAAGAAATATTCACAGAACTGTCCAAAGATTATATATCGGGCATTACCTTCAGTGGTGGTGATCCACTACACGAAAATAACCTCGATGAAGTCTTAAAATTAGTCCAAGAAATCCGTATTTCATTTCCACAAAAAACTATCTGGTTATACACTGGATATTCTTATCCCGATATTTTTCGTGGACAACCATCATGTTTATCTCAAAAAGGACTAAATAATTTTAAACGTAGAGAAATCATTGAGCTATGTGATGTTGTAGTTGACGGAGAATATATAGATGAGCAGAAAGATCTCACATTAAAATGGCGAGGGAGCAAAAATCAACATGTTATTGATGTGAAACAGTCCATTGTTCCAAATAAAGTAGTGTTATATTGTGAATAATAGGAGGTAATTATGAACGAAATAACTTTAGATGAAGCAATAATACATACAGAAAAAGTAATCAAAGAAAATAAAGAAAAGTGTGATTGGCACAAAGAACATCCTACTGTATGGAATGATGACGGCAGGCTTATCGAAAAGTGTAATAAAAGTGTAGAAGAACATGAGCGTCTTGCAGAATGGCTAAAAGAACTAGAACAGTATCGTACTATTAGCACAGTGGAAGAATGTCGAGAGGCAACTAAATTCAAGAAATATTTTGATGAATTATATGGTCAAGGATTGGAGATTGCAAATTGGCATCAAAATGGAGATTTAGAACCATTCGATAATTTCTATGATAGTGCAATAGATTTAAAAAGGAGAGAAATTATGAAAGATAAATATTTATACAGAGCAAAAGTTAAAGATAGATTGACTGGACATAAAGAACTCGATTGGGTCATTGGTAATTTAATAGAAGAACAAACAGAAGAGACTTTGACACCAGAAAAAGATTTAATATCAGAAGAAGAAAGAGCAAAAATTGTTGATACAATAGAAGGTTTATTTAACATTTGTACCAATGAATATGAATTAAAAGAACTATTAGATATATTTGAAGACACCATTGAGCAGGAAACAGAAAACGTAATGTATGAACTGGAACATTTTTAGAATGTATAAAAATTTATAATACTATTCAGAATTTTGGAGGTGAACTAAATTAGTTATTTAATAGACAAATTTAAAGGTATCTACCGTATAAAAGTCGAGTATAATCAGTGGACAAAAGATTTTACACGAAAATTAAATGGGAATCTGGAAGATATAGACTGTTTCATTGATTGTAAGTCAGGGAGTAAAATTTTCCATGATAATAGAGATGTTTTGCAAGCATATATTCCTAGTATTGGTCGTGGAAATAATATCATAAAAGCAATTTATGAAATTGATCCATCAATAATTTTTGATATTGAAAAAACAGATGCAGAAATTTTATTCAAATTCAAATATGTCAATTCTGACAAAATTATTCCATTATTAAAACCAAAAACATCTGGTGCTGGTATTAGCCCATTTTCAAGTAAGAACCTACCAAAAAATGATTATAAAATACCAAATGAAGACTTGAACCAATATAAAGAATTGGTGGCTAAAATTCCACAGGAATGTATTTTAACCCTAACACATAGTACAAACAGTTTTATCAAATCATTAGCAACGAAGAAGAACCCAATAGAGAATATTAAAGCAGACATGAAATTGAAAGGGTTAAAGGGTAAAGAATATATTCATTCTATTGGGAAATGGACAGAATATATCTCTTATTTGAAAGAGGTGATTGAATAAGTGCGAATTATAGAAAATAGAAACAAATCTGTAGTAAATCGAGTGCGTCAACAGATTAAAGAAAATGGTGGATATTGTTTATGTTCTAATGAAAAGAATGAATTCACTAAATGTATGTGTGAAAAATTTAGAGAATCTACAACATTGGGATTTTGTAACTGTAGACTGTATGAAAAGGTAGAATTATAGGAGGAAAACTGATGACAAAGAAAAGATTAAAAATAATGACAATTTTAGATATCGTATTAATTATTGTATTCGGATTTGCAACAATTGCATCTTGGGGCGTGTATGAAAAATATTACAGTGTAACATATTTTATAATAACTGTATTCTTGATATTCGTTATGTGTGACAGAATTTATTCTTTTAAACATAGATCAAATATCAAGAATATTAAAATAAAATATTTTAATGACGAAATTAACAAACTTACATACATTGGTGGTGGAAAATCTAATTGGATTGATTTACGTTCAGCTGAAACAATAAAACTAAAGAAAGGAGAATTTCGCTTAATCCCATTAGGGGTGGGAATGAAATTGCCAGACGGATATGAAGCGAATATTGTGCCTAGAAGTAGTACATATAAGAATTTTAAAATTATTCAGACGAATCATATGGGCGTAATTGATAATTCTTACTCAGGCGACTCTGATCAGTGGATGATGCCAGTAATCGCAATGGAAGATACCATTATTAATAAAAATGATAGAATTTGCCAATTTCGTATTAATAAAATTCAACCACAGATTCAGTTTGAAGAAGTAGCACATTTGGATGTTGTCTCTCGTGGTGGAATTGGTTCTACAGGTAAAAATTAAAAGGAGGGTTTTCTTTGAATAATAATTATGATACAATGACAAAAGAACAACTTATAGAAGAATGTTACGAGAAAGATAATATTATTAAGGGTTATACTGATTCGTTTAATGATTTAGAGATGTTAACAAAAAAAGATATTATGAAAGTATTTTGCTGTGAAAATGACAAGGCATTAAAAATATTAAAAGTTATGTATCAAATGGGGTATGGCAATAAAATAGGAAAAGAATATTATGTGTCTCGTAATTCACAACAAAATTTTATCAAAGATATGATGGGAAAAGAGGTCATAATATAATGTTTTGATTGCTTTTGAAATATTTTGAATATCACTTTTAAATATCACTTTTTACAAAATAATATATAATAACCTTGATAATACGCAACTTTATGAATCATTTATTTGTAATCGTAAACTACAAATAATCATAACGATGATATATCATGATAAGCAGCGGTGTTTACATCGCTGCTTATTACAGTTAAAGACAAACGCAGAGAAAAGAAACTTGAGAGGAACCTATGAAACGAAGGCTTCAAAAGGCAGGGATCATTTTAAGTATCCTTCTTGTGATCTTAGCAACAGGATATTTTGCAGGAACATGGTACTTAAAACAAAAAAATGAAGATACGAAGCAGACAACTGCACAGGCAGATGGGCAGAAGGCAGAAGCTGACAAGGAACAGGAAGCAGGAGCAAGGTCAGATCTGCAGACAGAATATGATACAATTTTAGAAAAATGCCAGAAAGAATTTATCAGTAATCGTCCGATCGATGAAAATTTTTTGGCATGGTTTCATTCTAAATATGGAGATGAGACATTAAAAAAAGTAGCAGATGAAGTAGAAAAGGAAAATCAGGATCCGAATATATGGTATACATTGACCGGCAATACGATGCAGGTGCTCTGGGTCTACTATTGCCAGGATACCGGATATCAGTCTGAACTGTTAGAAAATATCTATGACAAAGAATGTGCAGGGGAAGAGACCGTGTTGGATTTTACCGGAGACATCAATCTGTCGGAGGGCTGGTCTACGACCGTATTTATGGACAGACAGCCAGATGGCATTTATGATTGTCTGTCATCCGATCTAATGTTAGAACTGCAAAGTGCGGATATTTTGCTGATCAACAACGAATTTACCTATAGTAACAGAGGAACACCGTTAGCCGGAAAGGCATATACGTTCCGGGCGGCGCCATCCCGCGTGGAAGTGTTACAGCAGCTTGGTGCGGATATTGTTTCCCTTGCAAATAATCATGTTTATGATTATGGAGAAGAAGCACTGTTAGATACAATGGATACACTAGAGCAGGCACAGATACCCTATGTGGGAGCCGGCAGGAATTTAGAAGAAGCAGAAAAAATTGTTTATTTTATTGCAAATGGCAGAAAAATTGCAATAGTAGCTGCAACACAGATAGAACGTTCGTATTCCTATACAAAAGAAGCAACGAAAGACAGTCCCGGAGTGTTAAAGACCTTAAAACCTGACAAATTTACGGAAGTGATCCGAAAAGCAAAGAGTAACAGTGATATTGTCATTGCATATCCGCACTGGGGAACGGAAGGAAATCATTCCTATGGAGCAGACCAGAAGGAATTAGCGGAAGCATTTGTAAGTGCAGGAGCCGATGTGATCATTGGAGGACACACACATTGTTTACAGGGAATTGCTTATATAGAGGACGTACCGGTTCTCTACAGTCTGGGAAATTTCTGGTTTAATAACAAGACCTTAGATACCGGAGTAGCACAGGTGCGGATACAAAAAGACGGAAGTATCCGTTTGCGGTTTTTGCCATGTATCCAGTCGGGAACGAGGACCAGACTCCTGACCGATGGAAGCCAGAGGACAGAGGTTTTGGATTTTATGCGGGGACTTTCAAAGGATGTTTCCATAGATGAAGAAGGATATGTAACAAATTTATCGAAGTAG